GACATGGGGTCGATATGGACCGGATACGCCGACGAGGCCCAACCGCAACATGCAAAAACATCCGGTGCGGTCCGACGCGGCACGATGATGAACATGAGCGCGTTGGAAGATTACATCATAGACGCAGCCAGCTTCAAAGAAGCCGGGTCGATGGGCAACGAGGGCGTGTTGGACAATTGGCGTCCTGTGGCAATCGTCTTGACAGACGTTGGGGCTTTCAATCCGGATGTGATAAAGTACGTCAAGAGCCTCGTGGACTACGGGAAGGCGTTCAAGGGAATCAGCGTCGTGGATCAGAATATGAAGCCATTGGATCTTGACAATCTACTCGACGAGTTATATCGTGAGGAATAATATTTGAAGATTGTATAGTTATCGAAGGATAAGGTAAGGACAGTGTCTAATTCTTATAAAGCGCTCCGCAAGAAGGATTGGTAAAGTTTGCATTCCACTCACCTCAGCATGTTATGTTTTGTTTTCGTTGCATCATGTGCAGAAGGGTTTCAAACGCCTTTTGGAACGGGAGGCGATGGTGGAACAGGCGGAAAAGGTGGAACAGGCGGCGTAATTTCTACCACAAGTACTGATACCGTAACACCCACGGGACAGCAGGTTTGTATACCAGGATCAACGCAATTGTGCAATGGCCCTGGTGCCTGCGCTGGAGCTCAATCTTGTTTAAACGATGGAAGTGGATACACGTCCTGCGATTGCTCTACGGGTTCAACTTCTTCAGGTGGCTCCCCGTCGACGACAACCACATCAACATCAGCATCAGCAGGTTCCGGTGGATTTAGTTGCGATCCTCAGAGTCCAGGCGCCGTTTGCGGTCCTGGCAAGCAGTGTATTCCTCAGAGTAATTCAACTCCTGTTTGTGCTCCTGCTGGAAATGGCAACATGTTCGATCTATGCATTGATTTTTCTCAATGTCTACCTGGTCTCGATTGTGTCAACGACGGTGTCAACTCTTGTTGTATGGCCTGGTGTCGTCTTGGTTACAACGATTGCCCTTCTGGTTTCACATGCGTCGAGGTCTTAGGTAATCCATCGGTCAATGGCATAGTTTATGGCGTGTGTTGGGATGGATATCCATGTATCCCGTGAATTGTCATCTCCGTTCGGTTCTTTTTATTAAAAAAAATCATCGACGAATTTAGTTATTTTATCGCCGCCGGGCGATAAATGGAGTGGCACCATGATTATAAAAAGAGTGTTGGGGTTGTTTGTGCTTTCTGCGTGGTGTTGGGGAATCACTGCATGTGCTATCGGTGATTTGATCGATATACCTGATATTGATATCGGCGGATGCATAGATGAGTGCAAGAAATCAAATGAGTCTTGTTTGTCAGGGACTCAGGGGTTAGAATGCACCGTTGCTGATGCTTGTTTTGATGATCTTGAGATGTGTTTCGATGCTTCGACGGATTGCACCAAAAATTGCACAGGTTGTGAGGCCGAAGGAACATGTCCTGAAGGAGAGGAAGCATGTGTGGATCTATGCGCTGATCTAAGTGGATCATGTTTTGACATGATAAAAACCTGCATAGACGAAAAAGAAACCTGTGTGAACGAAAGCGTCGAAGCAAAAGAAAAGTGCTTCAACGAATTGATCGGTTGCACCGCGGATTGCGTTGATGAAGGCGAAGATAAGCTGATATCAATGTGAGTCAAGAACCTGGGATAGAAAATAGAAGATTAGCAATATAAATAATTAAAAATCCATCGCTACGTCGAACGCCATGAATCCTGCATCGAGCAGCTCTGATTCTATTTCTTCTCGGCGGCGACCCGTTGCATCGATCATCTTCAACGCTCTTTCATGATTGTTGGTCAATCGATCAAGAAGTGCGGCTTCTCCTCCGGGTCCCTTATAGGCAGCATTGAGAAATTCTTCGTCATGTGATGTAAAGCAATCATCATTGGGATCTTCAGTGTGATGCTTGTCATGATGAGGATCCGTCCCAGGCTTTGGATGGCTGGCGTCATCGAGAGGTAACATTTTGCCTGGACCTGCTTTCAATGAATATTTCTTCCACGCTGCTGTGGCCGAAGGTGACACACTTGACCTATCTGGCACGACCAACCCCGTAGGGGACATGGCATAAGCAAGACCGTACATGATCTTCCCAGGTCCTGTGATACCTCGAATCATCCAAGCGCCTCTGCATGGCGCTCCTCGAGGTTCGGATATCTGAACTATGCCTACGACTTTAAGAGTGTCGAGACGACGTCTACCCAACGCGGTTATCAACGCATCGACGTTATAGACCACTGCGGTACGTGAGGTTCCCGTGTCTGAGACCACCGCGGCCATGTCTGAGGTAATGAGATCGTCGAGGTTTTCAAACAAAGTAGGTCGCACGATTTCTTCTCTTATAATTTTTCTCAATTGTGACAGCTTGATCTTCATTTCTCACCCTAGCTCGTCTATATAATTATCAATTACTTTGAAGCATATAATTATTGAGAGAAAATGACAAGAACTCAGATTAGAGGTGGGCAAATACAGGATGGGACAATAACTTCCGATGATTTAGCTGATAATGTTACATTTACCAGCGTTACTGTATCTGGTTCTCTTGCGGTCTCAGGATCCACGATTTTAGACGGTCCTCTAGAGATAACCGGCGGTTCTTCGATGGCTTTTGAAATGACTGGTTCTTTTTCAATGACTGGTGGAGACTTCATCATCAACGATGTTGGATCTTTAGTGGTAACTGGTTCGCTCGTGGTCACCAACGAAGTATCATTCAGCAGTGGATCCAACGTGCCTATGGGAACGTTGATTTTAAGTGGAAGTAACGTCGTGACGATATCCAATAGCCTTGTGTCATCAAATTCTATAATATTTTTGACAAAACAGTCAGCTATCTATCCAGAAGGTATGGCCGTTATAACAGAAAAATCCAACGGAAGTTTCACCGTTAAATCCAGTGTGGGAGTTGACAGCGACATTGTCGCTTATCTGATTATAAATCCCGCTTAAACGACAAATTGTAACAAACAAGCAAGAAACAAATATCAAGCTCGTCTGTAAATTCATCACATCTGTAGGTGTATATTGGATTAATATGTATGAGCGTTTGAATGTCATTCGTGATGCATGTGAGTGGATTTCATCGAAAGGTCGAAACTCACATGATGCGTGTAAAGTTTCTCTATCGGTGAAATGGGCAGATTGGGATAGGAAATTATTCTCACCCGCGATGTGTGTGTTGTGGCGTGCTGAGGTTCTCAAGAGTGATGACTCGTACGAAACATTCCGCATCCCTTCTCCAGGAGAATGGATCTCTAGAACGGCTTCCGCATTTGGTACGTCAGACGATTGGGTAAGAACGTTTGTTGAACAATGCAACATGAGTACAGCGGATCATGAAAAATGGACGGTATCAGTTACTTTTGACGGTCCTGATGGATATCGGCTGAAGAATCCGCGGATCGAATGGAGAAAGGAACAAAGATCTGTTCAAGTTTTACCAGAGGTGCAGTACTGTCGTGAAATGTTCGGTCTTCCCGAAAAAAAGAACGTATTGCCGTATTGGACGAAGAATCCTCCCATTGATTTATACGAAAAAAAGCTGATTGATGCTGTCTGCGATCTCTTTGCAGCAAGAGCAGCAGATAACGTCGAATAAAAACGAATGTAAAAACCTAAAGCGGAAGGTATCTTTAACGTACCTTCCGCTTTTTTACTGCTTCGAGCTCGGAATTCCACTCTTCTATCTTCCATCCGCACTGTTTCAGCAAAGATTCAAAATTAATTCTTACAAGATAGTCTCTGACTTGTTCAGGATCGACGTGCTTCAACGCGTTATAGATACACCACCATGCATCGTGGAGTTCCTCATACGATGGCGACTTGACGTTTTGCTTTGATGACTTACGAATCATCATACATATATGTATGAATCCTCTTCACAGAAACACGCGAAGAATTCAAAAATAAGAGTGCCAAATGAAAACAACTTCTTCAAACGAAGTTATAGATCCGTTAGGGTGGACGCCAGAGGAAATCTCTGCCTTATGGTCTGAAATGGATCATTTAAGAGAGAAAGCAAGGAATGAAGGTTGGGAAGAAGAATTCATCTCAAACGTAAGGGAATGGGTCGAGGCTGGTGGTGAACTTCCTTTCAGGTGGCTAAAGATGAGACGAAAAGAATGGATTCTTTAAATCTCATCTCTATTATCAAGCCTTCAGTCCACGTGAAGCCATCGGAAGAGCATGATAAATTTTCATGAACATCATCTTGGCTACATCGGATAGAAATTCAGAGGCAAAACTCTCTGACCATCCTAGGTACTTTTGAACATGTCTATTAAGAATCTTCATCGATTCTTCATGATTTTTCTTTAGAGAATTTATGTCAACATTTCCTGAACCCTTGAAAGAATAGTCTAGGAACTCTCTATCTGGGTTTTTACCCTTGTGGTTCCACACTTCGCAATCGTCCGATGGATCATCAGGGGTTTTTCTCTTGTGCATAGGCAGATTGTTGTCGTCTAGCTCTTTTTTGGTGATGTCCCCTCGTTGATGAAGAACCTTGTAAATACCGGTTGCCTTGTCGCTGACAGCCGCTCTATCTGAGATAATTTGACCAGACGGCGATAACTGCATGGCTATTTCGTATAGCATCGGTCCTAGTCCTTCTTTCGCAACGACATATTTAACAACCATGGCATCATTACAACGATCCTCGGCGGAGTCGAGTGTGATCATGCCGACGACGCTTTTTTCTGCTGAATCTGCAATGATTTGCGTATCTCCCCCTTTTCCTGTTTCTGTGTTTAAACTAGCCAAAGTATTTCCAACGAAAATATTGGTTTTGTATAAAACCACAGAAATTCCCGTAGACCCATACGGCTGAGTAAGCATTCCAATACCACCTTCTGCAGCTTTTGACAATTTATCAGCAATCTTTTTTGCGTAATCAGGCGGTGGTTCAGGCAGGGTAGCGCCCGGCGTTTGCTCTGCCTCACATATACGTAATAATCTGTGAAATACTCGTTCAGCTAATTCATTTCTCTTGTAAGATTCATTGGAGTTTTTGTCAGAAACGTTTCTAGATCTTTCTTTTTCTTTTTCCAATGATGAATCATCATCTATGTATCCATGCAACGTTCTTGCCGATACATCTAACTCTTTAGAAGCGGTTTCTACGTCTCCCTCGGTGTCTCGTAGCGCAGATTTGATCTTAGCGGTCCACGAAGGTTTATTGATTCTTTTCAACGCGCCCATGTCGGTCAGCCCTCCGCCAGGCTTCTTCTTTTCTTGAATCATGTTTTTCACAGCTTCAGTTAAAATTGCCGCTTGCTTTTTATTCATGCTCTAGTTATCCTACACCGTAAATATGTATTTGGCTTAAAATTGTTTTTCAAAAATTATGTTCTTAATGTTCTTGATTTTTGAATACAATAGAACATATCAGGTTACATTTATGTGACGTCCATATTTAGGATGTCAGAGAGTAGAATATTCTCTGATGAATTTAGAAAGGTAAGAACTATGCTAAAAGAAGCACTCATCTCGCTTGCAATGCTTTTGTCGAGCGGCGGCGGAGAGACAAGGGCCCGAGCGGCTGCGGATGCAATTATTAAGGTCACAGCCGACTTTAACGCGGTAGAACTCTACCCAGAACATGCAAACGAACCAGAAGTAGCCAGAATGAAGCTGGCAAGATTATTAATAGCTTGGTCATACTGGGAGTCTAGCTGGAAGCATGATGCTCTCGGTGATGGCGGCAGATCATGCGGAATCATGCAAGTCATGCCGAGAACAAGCAATCAATCCTGCGATAAGATTAGATCCTCACCTGAAGCGGGTTTCCGAGCAGGACTTGGTGTGATCAAATCTCTCAACAAGACATGTGGCGGGCTACGTCCTGCTCTCGGAGCGTACGCTTCTGGGAAATGTGGATCTATGAAGAAACTAGTCGACCAACGTTGTACCCGATCTGGAGGGTGTTAATACTTATGTAAGTGGTGGCCTGCAATAATTCGGAAAAATCTTTCAACCTTACATATTAAATTAAAAAGAAGATTATTTTCCCGTCACACAGGTCATCATGTTTTATATTTACTCAAGGCTTTGTCCAACAGGAGTAATTTATGGCTGGGTTGGACGAGGTCTGCGGCATAGAGCTGATAGAAAGAATCTCTAAAGAGAATTTCAAAAATCACGCCAACCCAAGAATTTGGTCCAAAGAACTAAATTCTTGGGGTTTTTTTTGCGATGATATCAATGACTTTGATCGATTGTGCATCATCGGTTGTGCGTCACAAGGTGATATGATCTTGCCTGACAATGGGATCATATGGAAACCGATTGATAAAAAAGTTTGGGAACCCTATAAGCTCATCTCTATGTCTTTAGGTTTTGGAATAATTCTAGGAAAAAATATAGATGAAAAAGGTGGTAATCCTATCATAAAAGTGAGTTTTTTGTTGGGTGGAGATAACTCAGGAATTTATGATATATTTGTTCCGACTTCAATCGCTTATAAGATGATTTGGGACATGGTCGGGAAATAAAAAAGGGTGATAATTCAAATAGAATTATCACCCTTTGTCTTGAAATTAGGCCGACTTAATCCGCGTCAGATTGCTCGTAAGCCATGATACGATCGTACCCCAAACTCCAAAAACACTTTTCTGATTCGACCAATGACTTTGCCAGATGTCTTTCGTTCTCAGAAATTTCGATCGCAACTCCTTCGTATGCAGCCGCTTGTGCTTTCTTTAGTAGATCTTTTTCTTTCATGTGATAGACAATATCATTTTTTTGCAGAGCTTTGTCTGAGAGATAAAATATTTCTTGCATCACTTTCGACGTTGATATTGGCTTTTTTCCAAGAACCCAGATGTCCAATGTTCAAGTGGCATTCATCTTTTCCCATACAGAGTGTGATCAAATTGTCGCTGTCAAGCTCACATGTGGGATCAACGTGAACAGGAATAATGTGATGAACCTGCAACTTGACGTCTCCTCCACACGCACTACAAAAATTATTTTGCTCCAAGTGAGCTTCTCTTACCAACGGCCAGAGCTTGTCTCTCCCGATAGACTTAGATTTTTCTCTTATCGTGGAGTATAGAAATCTGAATTTGCTTTTAAAAGAATTTAGCATACTAGGCTTTCGACCTAGCTGGGAGCGTAGGAGTAATCCTGTAATACTTTACGTAAGGATCTAAAAGAATGCCAGGATCATCAGCCAATGGTGGAACAGGACCATAACAGTCTTCAATATCGACTTCTGGTTCCATCAGGTGAGATGCTATCTCACCTGATTCATCATCGGCTAATGACCCAAGCTGCTCTCTGTCTGTTAAATCCCTAGATAACACGTTAGAAATGTGAGTTCCTTCCAAGGCTTCGTTAATCACATTCCTGATATATTCTCTAAGAATTTTATGTTGCATTGCTATTATGTATGATTCTTGCTTTGATCTTTTTCTTTATTTTTTTAAAAGAATCAATAGAATTCTTTTTCACAGAAAAACGTTTTACCGTGTATAAAGCAAAGAATGCAGGCAAAATTAAGTAAAAATTGGTGAATTGCACGATACAATCTCCTCTATATGTCAAAAAACAAGAAGAACTTGTATCATAATAATTATGCAACAATTTAAAAAGAAAAGGCGTAATAATTACCTACGCCAAGATATTCTACCTCTTGTCGTATCATAAATTGAAACCTCTACAACGACAGAATCTCCCGGTAAGACTACTATGTGATTTTGACGAAGTTTACCTGATAGAGTTGCAAGGACATGTTGACCTGTTTCCGTCTTTATCTTAAACAAGGTTCCAGGTAAGGCTTCTTCCACAACGCCTGCTAATTCAAGACTATCTTCTCTTTCAATCGGCGCTGTCTGTTGCACGTTCTTCTTCTTCTTCATGTTCTCCTGTATGTTCTTCCTTATATTCAATATTTGCCCCCAACCCAGGAAGGGGCATGCTTCCTATGCTTTTTCTGGGTTGACTAATGTTACCACCAAAGAAACCGGCAGTATGTCTTAAGTTTCTTTCCACTTCTTCTCTAATGATTCTTCTTAACTCGCTTAGCTTGATCTTCATTTCGAAATATCTATCTCGAATTTAGACATATTAACCATGCTGCCTGAGAATAAAAGATCACAAGAATCAACTTCAATTATCGAAGATTCAGATAAAATTTCTACAGTTGTACCGTCATCTCCCGGTGCAGCTGACAATAACTTTATCTCATTACCAAATAACTTTTTTACTGAAATTTCAAATAGAGAAGCTGATTCATTGAAAAATACAATGTTGTCAGAAGGCTTGTGATATCCACAAGCTAAAATTATATTTTTGTGGCCAGCGTCTTTTATTTTTTGAATTTGATCTTTTGATAAATGGTTCATGTAACCCGGAAGGATTATTTCGACAGGTCCTACTAATTCCATGTCATTGAGCATATTAGTTTATTCCTGATAATTCGTCAGAAAAATAAGGACCTTCGACCTGAAGACCTTCAACCAAAACGTAATAAACGCAAGAATAGTTCTTGGCAATGTGAGTCGTGTGTTTACTGTTCAGAGTGTTTGTGGGATGAACATCAATGACAATACCACACTTCTCTGGATTTTTCATCGTAAACTTAACAAGCTCACCCTTTGTGAATCTTTGCTTCATCAGGACAAATCACCATTGACCACTATCGCGTCTAGGTTCAAAAACAGCTTTGCGACTGAAGAAGAATTCTTGAGAGCCATCTTAGTCACTTTCACCGGATCGATTATACCATTAGCTACCAAATCAACAAACTGATTTTTGGAAGCATCGTAACCTAAGCCTTTCGGCAAATTTCTATTCATTTCTTCTTCTATCACGTCAGGAGATTTTCCACTGTTTTGAGCAATCCTTCGAACAGGTTCCAGACAAGCTTTTAACACAACACCAGCACCAGCCAAAACATCTCTATCTTGAACAAGTTTATTGATGCTTTCTTTTACTACCATCGCTGCTCCAAATAAAGCCGATCCGCCACCTGGAACTATTCCTTCTTCTGCCGCGGCTTTAGTGGCATGCAATGCATCTTCAATTCTATACTTTCTTTCAATCATCTCGATCTCAGTTGCTCCGCCGACCTTGATGACAGCAACTCCTGAAGACAACCTGGCGATTCTGGTTCTTAAGTTCGTTGCTTCAACAGAAGTTATCGTGATGTCGGTTAATCTAGTTTTCAATGAATCTACATGCTCTTCCACCTTCACTCTGGTCGAGGGATTACCCACTAACGTTGCTGATTTTGCATCGACAACGACCTTCGCTGCAACTCCCAAATCAGATAACTTAACTTTTTCTAGAAGAAGTCCATTAGAGCTTGAAACAAGATTCGCACCTGTCATTGCGCAGATGTCAGTGAGATATTCCTCTCTCCCAACTCCGAAACCAGGAGATTTGATAGCTACGACGGGAAGCTGAGACTTTACTCTATTTAGAACTAAGCCTTGAAGAGCTTCCCCTTCGACGTCATCAGCAATTATCAATAGAGGTTTTCTTGAGTTCATAACAGTCTCTAATACTGGAATCAACTCTTTCATTGTAGAAAGTTTCTTGTCTGTTACCAAAACGTAACAGTCATTGTATAAAGCATGCATTTTATCATTGTTAGTTACGAAATAAGGGCTCAGATAGCCTCTGTCGAATTGCATACCATCAACTACGTCAAAAGTTGTAGACATTCCTTTCGCGTCCTCGACGGTGATAATGCCGTCTCTGCCTACCTTTTCCATCGCAGAAGCTATGAGCTTGCCAATATTCTTATCACCATTCGCGGAGATTGTACCAATTTGCTCAATTTCTTCAGCCGACTCTACGGCCTGTGATCTTGACACTATCGTGTTAGTGATTAAATCGACAGCCAGGTCAATACCTTCGCTAAGCTTCTTGGCGTTATATCCAGCGTCTAGAAGCGTCAAACCACCCTTGACCAAAGCATGAGTTAAAACAGTAGAAGTTGTTGTTCCGTCACCTGCGGTATCATTGGTTTGAGAAGCTGCCTCTCTCAAAAGTTGTACCCCCATTTGTTCTATTGGGTCTTTGAGCTTTACAGACTTACTTACCGTCACCCCGTCTTTGGTTACAATCGGAGGATTTTCACCATTTTGTATTAGTACAGTCTTGCCGTTTGGGCCAAGAGTACAACTCACGGCTTCTGCAGCCACCCGCAAGCCTTCAAAAAGTTTTTTTCTAGCTTCCGTCGCGAAATAAACACCATTGTTCGTAATGTTAGAACTTGTAGACATTAAAAGAATAATATGTCTACGATTGATGGCTGTACAGGATATTTCATCCCTTTGTAACCTTTAGATAGACAGGAGCTCCATGACGCCAAGCAACCGCGATATGTCCAGTAAGATAATCTACTAACATCGCTTGTAATAGCATCTTTTGTTGTTTATCGTTGATTAACTCTATGTATTTTTTTAGTTTGAACTCAGTGTAATCCAACAGAATTTTCCTAAATCCATTATACTCGGTTTTCTGAGAAATATGCATGGTAAACTCCGTACACTCGTGTAACGGAATTTTTGAGTTATTTCTCGTGTGCATATTGGATTTTGCTTCTGCGCTTTGTACAGATAGCAACGAATAATTATCAAAACTGTTCATTATTTTTCGCTTATTAAAGTGACACGTGAAACGTGTTTCACAATTGGTACATAAGCATATTAATATGAATTAATTGATAATTACATAACCTTTTCATTCATCATATTTTCGTGATTTTTTATAAGCATCTTTTTTAGGCATCCCGCCTGCAATCATGCGGGCCATGGATACGTCAGCAAAGTCCTCATCACCATCTTCATCTTTGTCATCACCTTCATTAGAAGAATCTTGTTCAGCAATCCACTCTTCTTCCAAGACCTGCCTGATGATATTACGTAGTTCATTCAAACTTAATTTCATGCTTTTATCCACGCTTTCGGCTTCTATCGCAGCTATTTGTCCTCGAGCCTTCTTTTTTGAAGTATGACACGCTCTATGCTTTTTACCCTTTTTATCAGTGTAAGAAAGGACATGCGTACCTGAGTCTCCATCGCTCTGTTTACATTTCTGTTTTCTTATCGTGTAAGGCATATATTCTCAAAAGTTTTTAATTTTACTCAAATCGAGATTAGGCTCGACTATAACTATTATTATAACCGCGGGAGGTTCATCATGAGATCAAATTTCATGAGAATTTTATGCCTTTGCAGTGGATTCTTATGGGGGTGTGACATGCAGTCTGACGATTCGCATGAAGAGGAAGTTTCTCTAATTGAAGAAGAAGAAGAAGAAGAAACTGTTTTACCGCCGGCAGAGGAAGATTCAAAAGAATCTTTACAAGGTAAAAAAGAAGAAAAGGCAGACGAAGGATTTTCTCTTTGTCCATCAGATACTTACGTTATCTTGGAAAAAGACGGAACACAGTATTCTGTGGTCATACAGGTTTTTTGTGACCCAATACAGAACACGCTGAATCTAGGCTGCCCAGAACCTTATTGATCCGAATCATCTTCTTCTTTTTGGTGTCCTTGGCATCTTTGATCGAGCGGGACGTCTCCTAACACCTGTTCAACGTGTTTGCCACAGCCTCCGTATGTAAGCTTGTTGCAAATGTCACAGCGTTTTCTATAACACATATCTCATCCTTCTTTCGTGACATGAGACTTGTTAAACTTGTTTTTCAAGAAGTTGCGCAGTTGTGTGTCTGCATCTGGCAATTCATCGTCATCATCGAGATATTTTATTCTATCGCCGAGAAGTTTGATGAATTCCGCCTCCAATGCATCATCTACAATTGCGGAGGTGTCTGGATCTATTGAGATCATGTCCCAAACAGGATTTTTTTTCTTTTCTTCTGGGCTAACGCTCATCGCTGCATCGTAAAAATCTTTAAGCTCAGCACCTTTTTCGATTATATCTGCTACACCTGCCGCACCTGGGACAAGAGACAACAACGCCTTCAACCCCACTGCAGCGCCTTTTTTACCTGCTTCTTTTGAAATTTGAGCAAGGGCGTCCTTTATCTTTTTACCCTTTGCGTATTTCATCGCATCTCTCAAATCACCAACTTTGATGTTAAGTTCATTAATTGAGGATTCGCTATTAATTGATTCTCTTATGTATTCTCTTAAAAGCTTTTCATCTTTCTTCATTTTTTCCTCTTCTTGGACTTTAATCCCATGTCCTCTGCCCATTTGTCTATCTTACTTTTTATGTCTCTCGGTACATAGACGCTGTCTGATTTGTAGGCTGGATCATCCAACAAATTATCATGATAACTTTCCTCAGGATATGATCCTGCAAGTGAAGAATGCTCTTTAACAAATTCTCTTATCAAAATTCTCAGTGTGTCAAGTTTAGAATGCACACCAATATCTATATCAAAAAGGAAAAAGCCGTGTGGAAAATTCCCACACGGCTTTTTGTTTAAAGACTAATTTTTATCAGACACCGCCACCGGCTCCGCCTGTACCAGCCGTGGTTGCGCCACCAGCACCCCCTACGCCAGGAGCGCCACCAGTTCCAGGTGCTCCACCCGTCGAAGTAACTGCACCACCTTGACCAGCACCACCGGCTCCACCGGCGCCGGTACCAGTCGAACCTGAATCATCGCCGCAAGCAGCGAGAGCGACGGCGGCGACGGTAAACAATGCGATAGTATTCTTGATCATTTTTTCTTTAACCTTGTCAACCGAAAGTACGGTTGATGTCAAGAATATATCATATTCATGTCTTGTTTACACTGTATTCAGATAATCATTTTCCTTTTAGAATCTTTGAGACTGGTTTGCGACTCCACATTCTGCATGACCAAAAAGCTGCTTTTGTCCTATCTGAAGCCCTTTTTGTACCACATCCGTGACGGGCCCTAAAAGACTTGCGAGCTTTCGGATTGTCACGTCGAATTTCCATGTTGGGATCTCCAAAGTTGACTTTCTTCACATTTCCTGTCCTCTTGTCTTTGACGTAGACCTTATATTTCTTTACGTCGCCTTTCATCGGTTTTCCAAGCTGGACTTTTCTGCCACGATACTCTGCCTCCATCAGAGGCAAAATTTCGCTGACGTTGAGCTCGAATTCATCGAAGACGCCAGCTTCATCTAACATGATAGCTTCCGCGATTATTTGTTTTAGAATGCCTAGAGTAACTTGCATAACGATAATTACAAAGACAAGATAAACTTATTTAAGTTTATTTAACTTTCTTTCGGTTTAGCTTCTTCAGCGGCCTCGGCCGGGGTGGTGCCCTTCGTTTTAAATCCGATGTATTCGGCTGCGTCTTCTGGTCTGCCTGGGTCGCCATCACCCCCCATAGCTCTAGCAGGAGAACGATACCAGTAAGATTGAATATCCACGCCTCTTGATATTTCGTACGGATAAAATCCATCTTTGTTCGTTGGATCAGCGGTCACACCAGGTCCGGAAGGACCTTCTTTTAACGTTCTTCTTATCAAATTTCGTAATTCACCGAGCCGAATTCTTATTTTTTTAGACATTTAACGTAACGTAAATATTCTTGTCAACGTTAAGTTCCCAGGACGTAATATATAATCTCATGATTGATGAAGAAAATTCTGGGAAAGATTGGAACGAGGGAGAACCCGACCACGAAGGAATCATGGCCGTTACTCAGTTACACAGGATAGAAGAAATGTCATCTATGATGTTGAAAATGATCAATGAAAATGATGAGATTCCCGGGTGGATACAATACAAGTTTTCTAGAGCCTATGATTCGCTGAATGATGTTTTTGCCTATCTGGAGACTGTCACTCACATGGAAAGTGGCGGAGTAGTGGAAGCAAAGAAGAAAAAAGGCCTCTGGGCAAACGTGCACGCACGACGAAAAGCAGGAAAACGTGCTCGTCGTCCTGGAGAAAAGGGTTATCCTGATGCGAAGGCTTGGAAGAAACTGACGGAAGTGGAACTTCGCCAATTCATTCGTTCTGTCCTTAATGAGAAATGAATTTTGTTATAGACATTTTGGTCTTAGCGATTGCCGTCGGCTTGTTCCTAGCGACTCTGTCAATGGAGCAAGATCCTTGATCTATATCGGCTCGAGTTGTGATGCGTGGAACTCGAAGATCTTGTACGGGTCGTTCAAGACTCTTACTACCATCACATCAGGAGATTCATTCTTGAGTCCAACAACAATGTAAAGCAATCCGAAGTTAGAATCTCCAGCCCACTCATATTTCCACCTAACGATGCTTCCCAGCCGCGGAATTTGTTTTGGGCGTGACGTGGGCATCTCTATTTTCTGTAGATCCTGTAAGAACTCGTCATCCACATCTCCAGCAGGCACAAAGATCTCCTGTCATAAATATGGATCTTCGTCGTCGTAATCTTTCGGATCGCCGCTTTGTCCATTTTTATCGACGATCGTCCGTAAGATGAACCACGCTATCGAAATGATTCCTTCTCCCACGATTCGTGTCGCGACCCATCCATAGCACAGGATCGTCATACCAATCATCGCTGATTCCTTATCGAAGAACGATTTGAACGTGACGAAAGCGAGGGCCGTCAAGAAAGCAAGTGACATCGCGAATCGAAAGGTCATGATTACATCCGTCCTTTGTGATTAGTTGCCGAAGATTGTGTCACGGTACGGAACTTCACACCAGGGTCTGTCGACAAGTGAGATCCTAACTGGCAGCTCTTACCTTTGTGGTAACCTGCGTTGTTCCTGTAAAAAGAAGAGTACTTCTCGCGGTCCGAGGAAGAATCGAAAGCGAGGACAGTGACAGAGGCCTGTTTGCCATCGCCGTTGGCCAGTCCGAGGTATTTCACAGTAGATTCTTCCGAACACTCCGGACAAGTGCTGATACGGCCGCCGGCCCGGACCTTCGCAGGAGAGTTTGTCTCGAACATGCAGCTACATTCCACACATTCTCTTAGCATGGATCCATCCTAACATGATGGATAATGACTTTTCACCGCAGTGGCTGACATTGTGGACACCAGTGGACCATCCTTCCCCCGTTGTCACGTTCGCTGCGGATCTCATGACCCTTAGGACATCGTGATCTAGCGTACGCCTTGAAGAAAAATTGAGATGTTCCCGTTAATCCATTCACGTCCCTGTAGGTCTTGATAGAGGCTCCTTGAGACAAATAGGACTGACGAGAAATCTTCGTGGATTCCTCACATAACCTCACGTACTCTTGAGAAGATATGTCCGTCACGTTACACCATGGATCAACACCGCAGGCGAACAGAATCTCTGCACGTAGATAGTTGCCAATCCCAGCCACCGTAGATTGATCCATGAGGGCCTCGCAGATTGTCCTATTAGGTTTACTCAGCATTCTTTTCGCGAATATTTCTGGTGTCAATTCGTCATCTCCAAGAACATCTGGACCGAGACTTTCCAATTTCTTTCTATGCGTTCCTTCATCTTTGACGAATTTTAGTGTACCGAACCTACGAACGTCGTGAAACCCGATGCTCTTTGAATCTTCACCATACGAGAGTATCACGGCGGTGTTTCTATCTGGCGGTGTGGTTGTCCATTGACCTGACATACCATATGTGCACCACATTTTCCAAGGACCTATCGTCCACCACATGAACTTGCCTTTAACATCGATGGATTCGACAACGTAAGAATTCTTCTCGTTATCTCGCAGAAATTCGTGCAATCCCTCGATGGGTTTCTTGGTGTATCGTCCGCCGACGAGGTCGAACTTTTTGATGCGTTTGTTGAGCAAAATCTCTCTTAAAAGATCTCTTGAATGACGAAGCTCGGGACCTTCAGGAATTTGAGTAACCCTCTTATAAGCGTTTTTTGTGCTTACTTTCGAAAGATTAACATGGCAGCCTGTATATTTACACTTGGATGTCAGAAACGCAACTTAGAAGATTCATCAGACAAGTTTTAATGGAAGTTAGTTCTCCCACGGAAGAGCTAGCAGGATTCTATGAAGACGCCAGCGATTGGGGTATGAAGGCTATCACCTTATATTATCCATCTCAGGTTCAAAAGAATTTGGACGATGTCTCACAAGGGGTCGTTGGATACATTGCCGCACAAAAGCCTAAACAACGTTGCGCAGGCGCATGGGAAATTAAAATGGCCGGGGGACGAGGGTATGGTGGGATTTTATACCCAGCGATGTTTGCTGCTGTTGGAGGTCCACTCATACCTGACAGAAATTCGCTTACTGACGATGCCGTGAGAGGATGGAGCAAACAGGGATCCCGCAAAAAAGCGGCTCTTGATAATTTTTACGCAGATGATGACAAGAAAGCCACTCCTGAAGATGATTCCGATGACTGTAGAGTTAGAAATTGGAATCTTGATAAAATTACAGGACGGTGGGTAGGAGATCCCGTGCTTGATAATGCATATTTCCCGAAGGGAAATGAGAATTCTATCTTTCAAAAACTTCTATCCAATCATGATAGTTTTATTGAACGTCTTAGTGACAAAGACGTCGATGTCGATTCGTTGTTAGCACGAATATCTAGAGCTGGTGTGGAAAGATTCGAAAAAGAACGTTTGGGTTAAAAATAAACCTCAGAATGAAGTATAATAAAAACTATGTCGATCTTTAAGGAACATAAGACAATCGCTGATCGATCCGCCTCCGATCGACGTCGTCACAAACAGAAAATCGAGAAGGCAATTCGAGATGGTATTCATCATATTGTCGCTGATGAGAGCATCATAGGTCAAGATGGCAAGAAAAAGTTCAGAGTTCCTGTTAGAGGAATTAAGGAATACAAGTTTGTCTACGGTGACAACAACGGCAATAAGCAGGTTGGATCGGCTCCGGGCAAGGATGTCAAACGAGGCCAAAAAATCGGTGAGGGACAGCAGCAAGGTCAAGGAAAACCTCAGAAGGCCAGCGACAAAAAAGGAGAAGAGTACTACGACGTTGAGATCACATTAGAAGAACTCGCCGAGTATCTCTTTGCCGAACTACAGCTTCCTGAGTTGCAGAGACGTCAGCTGTCGAACATATCAGCTGATAAATTAAAGAGAAATGGGTATCGTACTGACGGTATTCTTCCACGCTTGGACAAGAAGAAGTCTGCAATCGCTCGAATCAAGAGAATGAAGGCGGCTGGATTTGATCCTGAAAAAGCCGAAGAAGGAGAAACCTTCTCTTTCCACGAAGATGATCTGAGGTACAGACACTTCAAGGTCACACCGAAACCTTGCACTAACGCAGTCATATTCTTCTTGATGGACGTCAGCGGGTCTATGACGCAAGACAAGAAGTTCCTGGCAAGATCTTTCTTCTTTTTACTCTACCAGTTCATCAGGTCCAAGTACGAAACGGTCGAGGTCGTTTTCATCACGCATGACACTGAGGCGAGGGTGGTCGAAGAGAAAGAATTCTTCACGGAAGCGACCAGCGGAGGAACGATTGCATCCAGCGCTTTGGAGCTGACGTTACAAGAGATAGATAAACGATTTCATCCATCATCGTGGAACATCTACACGTTTCAGGCGTCCGATGGCGATAACTTCTCATCTGATAATGAAAAGTTCATAAATCTCGCACGTGAGCTAAAAGACATCTGTCAGCTGTACGGTTACTGCGAGATTGAACCTGAAAGGTATTACAATCAAGACAAGCTCCATACAACGATGCAACCTCTCGTCGGACCAAAATTAAAGACCGTTAGAGTGGTAGAGAAGGCAGACGTATGGCCTGCTTTTAGAACATTGATGGGTGGTACAGGCGTGTCTTTGACCAAAGGATGAAAATGGATTACACATTAGATACATTGGCAGAATGGGATGATAAAATCTGCAAGTTGGCCAAGGGTCACAATCTCGATTGGTTTGAGATTGCCTATGAAACCCTCGATTATTACTCAATGATCGGTGCCATGGCCTATCATGGTCTTCCTACGCACTTCGATCATTGGTCTTACGGTAAAACGTTCGAACAAACCTTCCACCGTTATAACCTAGGTATGGAAGGTTTGCCGTATGAATTAATCATCAACAGCGATCCGTCGATCGCTTACCTCATGCGTGAGAATCCACTATACCTGCAGATCCTCATCATGGCGCATTGCGTTGGACATAGCGATTTCTTTAAGAACAACAGGATGTTCAAGGCCACACGTCCTGAGACAGTCGTGCCTCGGTTCAGAGCGGCGAAGAAGAGAATCCAGTCTTATATTGAGAATCCCAACATTGGTGTGGAAAACGTGGAAGAGGTGATAGATGCCTGTCACGCAATACAGTTTCAGACGACGAAGTATGGGCAAATTCGCAGAACGCACGCGGAGCTCAAGGCGGAATACGTTGAACTGATGAACAACGACAAGAAAAATGAATACAAGAATTTCGATGTCAACAGAATTCCGCTAGAACCCGATTACGACCTGTTAGGTTTTATCTCAGAACATGGTAAGATGCCTGACTGGAAGCGTGATATAATTGACGTCTGTCGTGACGAAGGTCAGTACTTCTGGCCACAAATTCAAACGAAGGTGATGAATGAAGGTTGGGCTTCCTACTGGCACTACACCATGTGTCATGAATTAGATCTGCCTGATGGTATGCATTTACCTTTTATCAAAATGCACAACCAAGTGGTCCGACCGCATGTGGGCGCGATAAATCCTTATCACTTAGGTTTCCATCTCTTCCAGAAGATCAAGGAGAGACATGGCATTGAAGAGTGTTTCATCGCAAGGGAGACATGCCATGATGCTTCTTTCCTCCGTCAATATCTCACGGAGGAGGATTGCGTGGATCTCAATCTCTTCACGTACTCATCAAAACGTCACGAAGGAATCACGGTCGATGAAGTTTCAGATGATTTAGGCTGGGAAGAGGTTAAGAAAGATCTTGTCAACCAAGTGGCAGGTGGATCAATTCCAGCTGTCTTTGTGGACGACGTAAAGAGAGATGGCACATTGATCATCAAACATGAGCATGATGGTCGAGATCTAGAATTAAGTCATGCCAATAAGGTCGTGGAACATGTCAAGACCCTATGGGGTAGCGATGTGAAGTTTTTCACGGTTATTGAAGATGAAACTTGGGAGATTTGATACACTGGAGCAGGGAGAGGTATACATAACAACATGAGCGTCAAGAAGCAACTACTCAAACAAATTCAAACGGCTCGAGAAGAGTCATCCAAAACAAAAAAGTTCTCTGGTAATCTTATGGATTACGTCGACCTCGTCGAGAAAGAACCGTCGATAGTAAAATCAGCGCATCGTAGGTTATATGAGGCCATTGAGGAACATGGTTCCTACGTGATGCCTGATTCGGATTCACGTAAATTCAAGGTGTTCGATGGCGATGCCGTGAAGGTCCACAAGTACTTTGAAGGTGAATTCTTCGGAATGGAGACAGTCATTGACAAGGTCATGTCGTTCCTGTCTTCAGCTGCACATAAGGGCGAGGAATCTCGTCAGGTTCTTCTTCTCATGGGACCAGTTGGAGCTGGTAAGTCAGCATTAACCGAGCACATTAAACGTGCGCTCGAAGGCAAGAAGTACTATCACCTCAAGGGAGATCCTCATCGTGGTGAACCCCTGCAACTCGTACCACGTTCTCTTCGCTCGGAATTTGAGAAGGCACTCAACGTGAAGATCGATGGAGATATTTCACCAGTCGCCCGCCACAAGCTTCTCAACGATTACGGCGGTAAATATGAGGACTTCGAGGTTGAGGAGACGACATTCTCACAACGTGGACGTAGAGGTGTCGCGGCTGTTCCTCCAATGGATGCTAATAGTCAGGACGTGTCTGTTCTCATTGGGTCGGTAGATATCTCTAAGTTGGATAAGTTTGCCGAGGATGATCCACGAGCTCTTTCGCTCACGGGAGCATTCAACGTAGGTAACCGTGGCATCGTGGAGCTGGTCGAGGTCTTCAAGAACGAGATTGAGTTCCTCCACACCATCATCACCGCCACACAGGAGAAGAGGGTTCCATCACCTGGAAAGAGCGATATGCTTCACTTCGACGGAGTCATCCTCGCACACTGCAACGAAGCTGAGTGGAATCGCTTCCAGTCAGAACACACCAATGAGGCCATCATGGACCGCATTGTGAAGATCGCAGTTCCATACTGTCTTGAGGTGGATCAGGAACAGAAGATCTATGAGAAGATGCTAGGTAAATCAGACTTCAAGGCACACATCGCACCTCACACCCTCAAGGTTGTATCAATGTTCTCGGTCATGAGCCGCTTGAAGCCATCAGCTAAATGTGATTTATTGACGAAAATGAAGATCTATAACGGCGAGGACGTCCTTGAAAAGGGTCGCGTTCGTAAGGTCGACATCAAGGATCTTCGTGAGGAAGCTAAACACGAAGGTATGGATGGTATCTCTACGCGTTTCATCACCAAGGCATTGGACAATGCCCTCACGGCATCCGACAAGGGAATGATTACACCAGTTTCTGTCATTGAGTCTTTGACCAAGATGGTGAAGGAGCAGATCAACGACGAGACGTTCAAGACAAAGTGCCTAGAAATCCTCCAGAAGACGGTACGAGAAGAATACCTCAAGATCCTTGAGAATGAGATCGCAAAGGCATTTATCTCCGCATACGAGGAACAAGCTCAATCCCTCTTTGATACATACCTTGACAACGCTGAAGCATACACGACCCGTGTCAAACTCAAGGATCGTGTTACAAAGGAAGAGAGAAAGCCAGACGAACAGTTCATGGCTTCCATCGAGGAACAGATCGGTATCAGCGGTTCAGCCCGTGATGGTTTCCGCTCCGACGTTGCTGCCTACATGTTCGCCAAGATGCGTCGTGGTGAAAAGGTTGGATTCCGTTCCTATGAACCACTCCGAGAAGCCATTGAATCATTCCTCATCTCATCGGTCAAATCACTTGCTCGAGTCGTGACCAAGAGCAAAACTCGCGACGAGGAGCAGAAGGAAAAGTACAATGAGATGGTGGCAACACTCATCAAGGATCATGGATACACCGCCGAAAGTGCAGAAGAGATTCTTGTGTATGCTTCAAATAATTTGTGGCGTGACGCATGAGTGATATCAAGAATAATCTCCTAATAATTATTTGATGTTATCCAAATACAAATAAATAAAAAATTCAGGACCACGGCCTTTTTAGCCGTGGTCCTGAATAGTTTTTGTCGTGTTAGACTGTCACAGCTTATGAAGTTGTTCTATCAAGATTCTTTCAAACAAAAGAAGAGATGTTAGAACAAGCGAAAATTTCATCTTTATTACAAATATGAAAGAGCAATTTTTTTCCATATGTTGTTGTTTCCATCAATACATAAAAGAAGATTATTGTTGTCTTGATCTGTTGCGATTATGCCAGTTTCTGGTTGCGGATATGAAACTGTTGATGCCGAGAATGGAAAAGTAGATGGAGCAAAATCGCTGGAATATCTAGCGGTATTAGAGAATCTTACTTCGTCAATGTATCCATTCAATGTTCTTGCGCCCCCAGGAAAATATGGATAATGTCCAAAATAAAAATTATCGCTTGTAAATACATCATATGCGCCATTGACTGTTGCTACATTTGTTCCATTTAAATATATTTTCATGTGCTGCCCAGATGTTCCCACGAGAGCAATATGATGCCACGTACCAGCTGTTAGAGCCACGCTGGAAAACATGCTGTATGCCCAGTTGGAGCCATCGGATGATGCAAAAAATCCGAGAGTGTTATTAGTTTCTACGTAAATAAGCGGTCCTTGTTGGTCCCCGCTATTTGCGAAACTAAGAATAGGTTGATATCCAGCATTAATAGAATTAAAGTAAAACCATCCTTCTAATGTAAATGAATTTGTACCAAAACTTATTTTATTTGTTGCGCTAGTGGCTCTAAGTATATTCGAAGCATTGCCGTTAAAATATCCGGAAGTTCCTCCAAATTTTGATTGGGCGCTCGTTATTGTTACGCTGTTATTTACGACTAGCGTTAATGGATTAGCTGAAACATCAGTAAAATCAGCGCCTTCAAAATGCATAAGAAATTTTGTGTTACTTTCTGCGTTTAGTTGTGCAGTTGCAATTCTAGACGATAATGTTCCTGTTGATAAATCCAAGCCATCGCCAACAACGACCTGCGAACCATCGCCGGCCAAAAGTTTTGTTCCATCACCAGGCCAGGAAACACCACCACCGCCTCCTCCCGAGGCAGGTCTTACTCTAACACCATTTAATTTTATACTCATAAAGTCCTCTAAATTAGGTATATGTATCTGCTTTACAAAGTATCAAAAAGTCATGAAAATTCAGGACCAAGGCTAAAAGGCCGAGGTCCTGAACTATTAATATAACTTGATTATGCCAGTATATCTAGCCTAACTCTTTGATATCTTCCGTGCAACCCAGCAGTTCCACCAGCTCTTTGCATACCTAGAAAAATCCCTAAAGAATTCCAAGGGCCATTACTCATATAAGAACTTGACCAATCATTAACTTGAGAATTTTTGTGGTTGCAAAACAAACCAGGAGAAAACGTGTTCAAAGATGGAAATGCATCACCAGGATTCATACTTCCGCTTCTATGCTCCATTACGCTGGTAAAAGCAGGTCCTAAATTATTCACCGACCCGAATTCAAAACAAAAAGTTCTTTTTCCGCTGACGCCTAATGAATAAGAGGTTGATCCATTTAAAAAGACAGTTCCATTGCCTGCTACGCTTCCTCCGCCTCCATTTACATCCCAAAAAATAGCTGTTGTTGGATTTACGCCACCTGTACCGTAGCCAGTTTTTATAACAATTCCCCAAGTCGTGGAGTTAGTGTCAAAACCAAGAACAAAATTATCATAAGTGGTGCTTATATTGTTAGAACCAAAAGAAACATACAGGCGAACTCGACTGCCTGGATTAAATTCAATATTTTGCGGAAGTATTCCGCTTAAGGGCGTCCAAAGATAGGGCATTGTTCTACTGCTGCCGTTATAATCGGACCCAGCGCTAGGCATAAACTTTAATCCTTCAGAAGGAATAATTGCTGCAGAAGTTGCTTCAGAAGATGAATTGCCTTTTGTAAAGGTTTTCCCAGCGATCACGTATGTGCCATCAGTGCTGAAAGTCTGAGCAGCTTGAGTTGTAAAGTCTATATCTAGAACTGTCTGCCAACCACCTGCGGTTAGCGTACCTGCAGACAAATCCAGACCATCACCGACAACAACCTGTGAACCATCTCCTGCCAAAATTTTTGTTCCATCGCCAGGCCAGGAAACTCCACCACCAGCACCACCAGATGCAGGTTTTATTCTTACGCCATTAAAATTTATAGCCATAACTACTCCTCAGAGACATCTGTAGACATCTCTTAAGAATAAATATAAATTCAATTATGAATTAGTCATTAATAAAATTCAGGACCAAGGTCGAAAGGCCGAGGTCCTGAAAGTTTTTATTGATTATTCTTAATCAGATATTGATGTTTCTGCCTGCCTGATCGAACACCTTCCAGGTAACTGGTGAGGCACTCGTGCAGATGTAAGCTCTATCATCAGAATAGACAGCTTGTCCAACTATTGGGCTCGATGGTAGCTCAACAGATCCATTTGCATTTGAGAAAGCCGAGGTGGGAGGCGTGAAGTTTGCGGTGTAACGTGCTAACCCCTTAGTGATTCTAAATTCGTCAAGATAGCCGTTGAAGAAATAGGCAGGATTGCTCCATTGATCTGCACCTATAATCCATTTTTGTACGTTATTATTCACAGATGCCGCAGCAATATCAGCCCCAGCTTGAGTACCATTCCAGTATATCTTGATGACCCCAGAACCTCCTCCTACTATTGCAAAGTGATACCAGGTATTGGCTGAAATAGTAGGGACAGTCCTAACAAATCCACCTGGAGTGTTATTTAGACCCAATATAACTGATGTAGAATTGTTGATAGAAAATCCAACGTCTGCAGCGACTGATGGCGTATGTTTTGAAAAAATAGTTTGATAACCAACAGAATTTAAGTACACCCATCCTTCGATGGTAAAAGCGCCACTTCCAAAGGCTAAATCTGCAGTATTATCTAAGAGAAGATAATCTCCGCTTCCGTCAAAAGCCGCCGAAGCTCCGCCAAATTTGCTTTGAGCCGTGCTGATCTTAGCATTGCCGTAAGCGGTGACGGTTTTAGGCGTATAAGAATTGTCGGTAAACGTCGTGCTGTTGTTTGCTCCATTCATGTGAAGAAGCAAAGAAACCGTTGAATCACCAACGGGTTGAATATAAGTTGCTGTGTTTGAATTGACTGGTGTACAAGTTTTAATTCTTACACCATTAAAATTTATAGTCATAATTTAATCTCCTTTTATTTTTCTCAACCTAAGGTGTATCTGCGCCATGTGGGAACTGCCGCATCAGTACATTCGTAAAGAAAGCCATTACTATCCTTAGCCATTTTTCCAAGTTCTGCTGTTGGATAGGTTAAAACTCCTGTTCCAAAAGCAGAAGTGGAAGGGGTGAAGTTTGCACTGTATCTAGCAGTATCAGAGAACCTGACCTCATCAATGTATCCATTCATGGTACGCACTCCGGTATCTCCAGGAAGACCGCCGGGTAGACTTAAAGAATGACCTAACCCAATATCTCCGGCAGATGGCATGCTAAGAAAATAACTGCCTGCTCTTGTAACATATAACGTACCATTAATATAAATTTTGATATGTTGACCTGAAGTGCCAACAATGGCGATGTGATGCCATTGACCAGTTGGCGGAACCCAATTTGGGCTCACCGCGTAGTGGAAAGATCCTCCATACGAATTTTCAAGGTATAGTTGACCTGCGTTGTTCATTATTAGAGCAGGTCCTTGATACCAAGCTGAAGTATTAAAATGTATCAGCGACGTCCAAGGTATGAGTGATATGTAGTAGAACCATAACTCAATGGTAAAACTACTTCCACCTGTAGGACCAAAGTTTACCTTGTTATTAGTATTAGTGCACTTAAATTTAGAAGCATTATTGCCGTTGAAATACAACGAAGAACCGCCGAATTTTGACTGAGCAGTCTTTATTGCGGCAGCTCCTGAAAATGTTCCTGTTCCTGGATTAGATGAATCATCTGTAAAAGATGTTGATCCATCCGCACCGTCAAAGTGTGCCAAAAATTTCGTGTATGAATCACCAGTTATTGTTTCGAAACTTGTTATGTTGTTGGAAGGTGATGCTGCACCACCCCCTGCGCAAGGTTTTATTCTTACGCCATTAAAATTTATAGCCATAACTACTCCTTAGAGACACCTGCAGATGTCCCACAAGAATAATTATGGCTTAAAATCGCCAACGAATTATAATTGTTTAATCACTCAAAGCTATAAGACACGTCGACCTTCACCTTGAGGCTAGGAACTCGTAGATGGTTCGCCAGACCGATCGATTGGGCTTCTTCTGCGTCCAAATACCAATCGGCATGTGACCTATCATGAATTTGCTTCAAAAAGAATTCAGGTTCCTTGCCACAATTTGCCGCCATTTCTCTATAAACAAGCTGGTTTAGTCTATCACCTTCTTTTGCGTCGGCCTTGATCTCTTCGATCTTTCCCCTGGCACCACTAGAAACATCATGGATCATGATGGTGGCGTGCTTATCCATGAAACGATAACCAGAAGTACCGTAGCTGAACAACAACGCACCGCATGACATGGCCTTACCTTCGACGATTGTTGCCACCGGAATGTTTGAAGCCTTAATGTTTGCGATCATGGACATGAGAGAGTAGACTTGACCCCCATAAGAGTCTATGACCACTGGGATCATCGTTTGACCCGTGGACTGCGCGGCCGACATTTGATTGGAGAACTTTTCGGCGGCTTCCTCATCAAATTTATTCACCCTGATGATCACTGGGTTGTAACGTAGCTCGACTTTTTCTAAACGTTTTGAGATGTCTTTAATGATATTCATATGTTTTTACAGATTATAAATATACAACAGGTGGAGCCAACCGGTACTGCCCCGGTGTCCGCAATTCTTCAATCAAACAATTCGTCCACAGGCTTGGAATGATTTTATCGACGCCATCCTAGTCTATTCGATCTGACCAATTTTACGACCGGTCGGATCGAAACCCATTAGTCGTCTTCCGGAACCACCTTCCGAGAGAAACCCCACCTCATACAATGAGGATAACCATTGGTTGTGACTTTCTGTCTCTAGGTTGTCACCACCCAACCAGTCAGGCCGCTAAGGCAGCTGGAGCGTAGCCGTTGTCGTTGGCAACTATACGTCACTTGGATTTTTACCAGGTTCCTCGTGCACCTGGGCCTGCATAGATCGATGTCAAAACCACGTCGAAACTATTTTGGCCCCTGAATCATTTGCTTTTTCGTGGTCTTCCTTTTTGCTTACTTCTTGAGGAAGAAGAAGCAGGCACAAATTTTTTAATTAATTCTTCTCTAGGTATTGATTCATTTATTTTCTTAATCTCGTCTTCTAGATCTTTAATCTTGTTTGTCTCAGACTTTAACCATTTATCGAAACCAGTTGTTACGGTTTTTTGCCAAGAATTTTCCAATGAAGAAAGCATTATATGCTCTATTTTCATAAGAATATCGTGGCGAGAAACAGAGTCGTTCGAAAGTAACACAGCTTTATATAAATCGAGCAATTCTTGCGGCGATAATTGTAACATCATATTCAATCCATCACACCATAAAATAGGTTGGCTTTAAGTAAACTGGTCCATTCCTTTGGAAACTTTGAAACTTGAAAAGTCTTTTCATCACCTTCCTCATTTACCAGTGTGATTTCTTTTCCGCGGCGGATAACCTGCAAAACTCTATCTCCTTCTTCAACGACAGTTCCATCGTCATTAATGATGTCGAATCGAAGATCTACATCATCACCAAAAAAAGATAGATTGCCCGTCTCTTCGTCAGAAGTTTTGGCTCGACAAGGAGGCAAATCCATTAAACTCCATGCTGAAACTTCCTCATCATGAGACCGAAGTTCTACTTTTACTTTTTCATCTTGATCATCCTCTAAATCATTGTCTTCATCATCATGATGAATGAGTTCATCTTCGAGAAGATGCATGATTTCTTCAACTCCATCTTGAGTTCTCATACTGACATCTGGGAGCGTGAGATAGTGAAAAAGAACGTTATGTAGAAACAACTTTTGTGAAGGTGTAATTTTCATCATTGTTAAATTAATCAATGTAAGATTCTTTGTTCAAACTCAAGTACTTTTTGTGACGTTTACTCCGACGTCAGATAAAATCTGTAGCATTTTGCTCGCTGCGGCCGAGTCCGAAGAAATGATGACTCGCTTCGTGGGGTTCTTCCCAATTTCAGCCAACGTAGCTATCGCCCTTGCGGCATGAATGCCATCGTAAAGTCTCTTGAACCCGTTGCCGTCGAACCAAGAATCAGGTTCAGCTGCAGAGGAAAGGTCATCATCGAGGTACACGATGTCCCAATCTTGCCCGTCTATCTGCTGCAAAAATTGTAGGTAACGGTGCGCATGTAACACATCAGAATTTTCGTGGTGCGCTGCAATTGCAAGAAACTCACTCTCAGAATCGTTTAGAACCAATACTTTCATTTTAGCTTCCGTTTACTCGCTCCCATTATACATATAATGAGAAATTATGTCACTTAATAATCCAAGTTCAGGCTTTTTTAGCACACCAGAATTTCAAACTTCAGGTTTGCCATGGACAGTTACAGCTGCCACTAGCGGAGTAATCGTCACCAAGTACTCTTTACCAAAAGTCACTAAAAGTATAACTTTCGTGAATACTGACACGACGGCAACCAATAGAATCAGGATTGGATTTACTGAGAATGGAATTAACGGCACAAATTACGTATTAGTAAATGGTGGTCAAACTATCACCCTTGATGCAAGAGTGAAAGAAATATTCATTAGAGCAAACGCTTCAGGAGCATATACGTACAGCGTTTACTGCGCGTTAACCACGATCGATGGAAGGTTCATGCCAATTCTAACCGGTTCTGTCGACGGATCCAATTATTGGGATGGTGTCGGCTGATCTTTACCCCACTGTCCTCGATAAAACGCCATGGCTACTGTGGCGGCTGATCCGACGTTCAACGATCTAACCGATCCCCATTGTGGGATGTAGATCACATCATGGGCCGCCACCATCGATTCAGGAGATACCCCAATTGATTCTTGCCCTAAAACAAGCAATGTATCTTCATGCCATTTATAATCATAAATCGAAGAGGCTCCTGGAACATTATCTAGCACGACCACTCTATGATTCGGATTCTTGGAGATAACGCTCCCAATATTCTCTTCATAGTTTACGTGCTCATAATTATGCGTACCGCAAGCTCCGCGCCGATCCCAACGTCTTCGACCAACGATGATCACTTCGTTGCACAAGAAAGCATTTGAAGATCTCACGACGGTTGAGATGTTGAAGTCATTTCCAAAATTCTCAGCCACGATTTTCAAACGGCACCTGTTCTTGTCTTGGTCGGCTAGGATCGCATCGTGCTCCCAATATTTGTAATAATCGATGACGTTCCTATGATCGAACTGTCCCTGTGGCCACGACGGATTTTTCAAGTCACTCATCAAATTTCCTTTTTATGGCTGTTCGAACGAATTTAGATAAGATAAAGAAAAGAAACCTTTTGACCCATCTTCCTTTATGATCTCTGCGAAAGCGTTGTCAGCACCTCCGTTCTTTTCCTCTACAATTTCAAGAATAATTCCTACAGCAAAATCGTCAATGAAGACAGAAGGGGATACTGACTCATGATAAGATCCAAACTTATCGTAGAGAACCAAATCACCTTTTTTGAATGTAATGCTTTGGGTCATAAACAACCTCTATATTTCTATGGCGAACCTCATCTCGCCAATCTTCGATGGACCCCCAAGGTGCCGTGACGCCCGCCACGTCTACACGCTGTATCTCATCCTCTAGGATATCCGTTATCATTAATGGCCGATCAGGTCTTGTAACGTGGATGAAAACCATCCCCGCCACAGGATGTGGAACTTTTAACTCAATCCACGTAGGTTTTCTAAACATTTCCATGGTTTACCCCTCTTTCATCTCTTCTTTAATATACATCTTCTTTACAACCTTGTCAAGACCAGGGTTAATCACCATCGCCTCAGGAACGATTTTATGCCTGATCAGGTTTCTCATGTACTTCAGATCATTGTTGGATTCGTCCTCCATCCACTTCAATCCTTTCCTTTTAGCCCAATCGATCAACTCAGACTTAGGGGTAATAAGGAAAGGCCTGATGACGTTGTTACGTTGGTAAGGTAAAATTCGGGGATTTCCATGTAGGGAATTGAAGATCCATGTTTCAACAGCATCTCCAAGGTGATGCGCAGTAATCACCGGGAAATTATACATAGAAAGGAATCGATACCTTTCGTTCCGCCAGTATTCCTCCATGGATTCTCCAGGAGGCTTTTCACCGCTGATCCTCCCGATGGATAGGTTCAGGTTCCTCTCCCTGGAGAATTCCTTTGCAAACTTTTCAGCATCATCGGATGTCGTCGTTCCGTGGTGAAAAAATGCCAGATGGACATCACGCTTTCCGTTCAACAGGAAATCAGTCACCGCCACTGAATCAACACCTCCGCTGAAGGCCACAACACACTTGCGAGGCAGCTTTCCAAGGAACCTGATCATACCTCATGCATATTACAATAATTGATGTGAGGTTTTCACAGGATCAATTTGTCGGGAATTATCTGAGTCATTTCTAGAAAATCAAAAGTGAATTCGCTGATTCTTTGGAGATGTCGATATTTATAGTTGTCTGATCTGTATAGATCAGAAGGAGATTTTATGGCCATAGTGACAAAAGGATCCGGAGGATCCATCAAATTTACAGGTACAGGCGGAAGCTTAAATATTCCATCATCTGGTGGAGGGGATGGTGGAGGACCAGGTTCACCTCCAATGACACTAATGTCAGCTTGGTATGATGCAGAAGATATCATGCAAGCGGGTGGTTCTGACATCGACAGTTGGGCTGATAAGAGCGGAAATGGAAATAACTTAAGCTCTTTCACGATTTACGGAATGAAGCCTCAGTTAGATACAACAGGAACTTATTTCAATGGTAGAAAATCAGTGGTGTTTGATCACGTCCGCGGGGGAGACCCTTATTACCCTGACGGGTTCTCGATGTATTTTGCAGGAGATCCCACAACGGGAAACATTCCAAAAGGTTCTGATCCAATATCATTATATGCAGTTTTCAAGACAGATTTGGCAATTCCTTTCCAATTCCAACCTGTCATATCTGTCGGTCAAACATTCAATAGATTAAATAAAATGGCTGGTATAGATGTCAATGGCGCCAATGGTTGGGCAAAAGGTTCACCACAAAACAGTGGAGGATCGCCTAACTGGGTAACTTGGGTAGAATACACCGGCCAGCCTAACGATATATATCAGGCAAACACCGATGCAAAAATTACTTCATTCATAATAGGAGCTGGGGAACAAATGCAAAACTCAGAGCTTCTAGTGAATGGATCTTCAGCAACTCAAGCAGAAACTTTTGCCTCTACATCTACGCTTAGTTTGCCAACCGGAGGCAATACTGAAATAGTTCTCGGAGGTCTAGCTGGTGAGAGAAGCTTCATGGGATATGACAGAAGAATCGCTCACGGTTTCAGCGGTAGAATAGCTGAAGTAATTCTTTACAAGACGCAGCACACAACGCAAGAAAGAGATCAAACGCTGGCATATCTTGCTGCCAAATATGGAATCTCGATCTGATTCGCGATAAAACCTAGTTTTCGACCGGGAACTTTTAGTTCCCGGTCGTTTTTATTTGAATTATTGCATCACGGAAACCCACGATTGCAAGCGAGACTTCGCTCGGGGTGGAGGAAGGGTGATTCGAGTGGAGTTGATTGTTGAACCATTCTCAGATGTTCCACCTTGGCTTGTCTGCATCACGAGTTGGTAGTTCATACCTTTCGAAGATGAATAACTGTTGTATTGACCTGCCAACCACTGATCGTTGAAATTATCTTCCGTTTGAACACAGGATGGAACCGCATTGATTGCAAGACCAAAGACGACCTCACCGTTCTGGAATGTGGCACAACGATCGTTTCCTGGAAGAAGTGGATCCACATCCATGACAGCCAATGGTGTTGAGTTATTACCATTCAGAAAATCAACTGCACACCATCCGCTTTTACCTGAGGTGCAAACGGTCGCCGTTTGAGGTGAGAAATAACTAAAGAATAGTTTGCCATCGAAGAGTGTGGGTGGACCTGTAACCCTACCACCATCTGTAAATACCATCGAAATACCTTGAGACGAGCTGATTGTTGGAGCGAAGGCTGTGCCGATCGTGTTCAAATCATCAACAAATGTCGTGAGGAAGTTGAGCGTTCCTGGAGAAACCGTGTTGAAGGATTCTCCATCACCTGTTGTCAGTGTCACAGTTGGAACCCCTCGAGAATCTACGGACACGATCGGTGGTTGTTCGATAGGCTGGCCCATTGTAGCAGCTGACAGTGATGTTGTGGATAGGTTTAAAGAATTTCCTGAATTGATTCCATTAACAACATAGGATAATTTTAGAGAATTATTGGGGACAGAAGCGTGATTGTAGGCATCCCATGCGATCTCTGCCGTCCACTTTAACGGCTCTGGATCAATCATGTTGATCCGCCAAACAACACCGTCTGCATCACCAACGTATACCCGCGTGGATGTCTGCGCAATACCGGATGGAAATGCCACGGGTGTTCCTGTTAGGGGCGAATCGAAACTAACGCGCGTTGGATTCACAATAACATTTGGTGCCAAACCGCATGTTGTTGAATCTGCTCCGCTCGGTCCACCTGAGCACGTTGTCGTTGAAGTCTTTCCAGGATTGTCACCCCATTCACCAGACATGCGGGCGATGATTCTACCCGTTTCCAGCTCAACGATGGTCAACGATCGAGAAGGAACCTTTGCTCCCCAGCTGCGGATTAGTGTGCGCGGGTAATACTGTCCGTTCCACGTGAAGATCGGTGAACGAGATGTAGAAAAGATCCTACGAGACATTGTGGCGGTGGGTGTACCTGGATCTCTCCCTCCTGGAAGGATCGCAACTCCAACTTGTTTGACGATTCCATCCTTTGGATCCTTGATCTTTAGAGTTGTGATTGCGGCTCCGGGTAGAACCTTGCCGAACAGTGCACTTCCACCTGAAGAATTGACAAGCTGCCACAGGAACCGTGGTTCCATCGGATTAGTGACATCCATCGCATAGTAGAATCCTGAGTCTCCATAACCGGATGAGCCAACCAACACAGTTCTAAATCCTGAGAGTTCTGTTGCACCCTCGGAAGTCTGAGTCATGTTCCTGCTGAACACAACGTTACCAACAGCGAGAGGGCCATCCAACAATCGAGCCTCTGTCTTGAAGTTGGGCCAAATCTGAGGAAGGATCGCGGGAGGAATGAAGCTCCACAGTTCGTTGTTCTCCAGAGAATCCACCGTGGATACGTTTCCGTACGGATCAGGAAGGGCAGCATTCTTGGATAAGACAAATGCGTGCAGGATTCCATCGATCGTTTGAGAATACAACATCGTTGGTCGAGTTCGTTGTTGTTGGTAAAATGATTGAGCTCCCGATGGTTTATTGGATGAGAATGATTGCTCAGCTGCATTGGGTGTGGGAGGTTCAACAATCGCAGGATTGGACCTGAAGATTGCTCCTAGTGGACCGCACTTGTCCCAACCACCACAAACGTTTGGATCTCGTGAAGGTGAGAACTTACCTCCACCCAAAGAATATACCTGAGGACTTCCTCCGTACCACTGAAGGACTCGTTGGGCACATTCATCCAAGTTGTTGGTTCCAACCTGACTGGAACATGTATTCTTATCGGAATTGGAGAGGTTCAGTAGCTCTGATCCTTTTGGATAACTACCGCCGAGCGCATTGATTGTTGTTGAAAGATTATCGATAACAACACCAAAGTCAGGCTGGTATGGTGCCGTGAGGTCGGGACCTGAACCGTTCAACCTGATAAAGTTTCCTGATGTTGCAGGAGATCCCATTAGTTGATCTTCAACAACGGTCGAGGGCCTGATTGTCCACATTGGCTTTACAACATTTCCAATCTTCTGTGGAACAATTGTGATGAACTTTCGAGGCCTGACAGATGTGGCATCGAGGTTCTTGTGGAATTGATCTCCTTTTATTTCTTCGATGTTCTGTCGAACAGGTTCTGATGAATTATCGCAGGCATATCTCACCCGCTCGAGGGTTCCACTGGTGGGCTTCGATGCAGGGATGAGAGCTGATCGCAGTTCATAGTATGAAGCCGGTGCGTTACCTGATTGAAAGGTTGAAGAGATGTTCGCGAAGATAGGAACTGTTCTGCTTACCGTTGTTCCTGCGATTGACTTGAGGATCGTGTCAAGGGTTTGTTTGAGTTGTGCTTGATCGTTGGGGAAGTACGGAACCTGTCCATAGGAATTTGTTGGGTCTCCGAGGATCGCGGTCTCGAGAAGGTTGCAACAGGCACGAATGGCAGATCGATCGGTGGATGTAAGTCCCGAGGTAAACAGGGGATTGTCTGCATACTTCCAGTTCAATCCATCACGAGTGCAGATCGAAGTGCCTGTCGAAACAGAACTATAATCAGCAGGAACTAAATCGCTACACTTCTTGGAGAGGATTGTAGAGCTGGGTTTCCATCTTGCTGTCTCCAATCCAATGCCAAACACGATCGTCTTGACATCCTGTTCGACAGCGAGCTTTCCTGCCCAATATGACATCCTGTCGTTCAAATCTCCTGTAGGTTCACCATCCGTCACAAGAATCACCAGCGTGTCTCTGCAACGGGCAGCATTGGAAAAATAAACATCAGTTTGAGGTCCAATGGTTGTGAGTGTAGGTGCTGAAGTTGTTGGATGGGGAATAGTCACACCACTGGTAGAAACATCATTTGTAATGAATTCATAGGCATCCCTCATTAGAGCTGCAAGAGGAGTATTATGCTCTAGGTTCATCGACAAACCAAGGATAGAATCCTGCACCATTTCATTGTGAGCAACAGTATCGGTAGCAACTGCATCCGGATGTCCGAATCCAATCAAACGCCCCTTGTGCGGAAGTGCCCGGGAATTCCTTGCTCCGATGTCTGATGAGGCCAACGAATACATTCCGCCTACGATTGCATTTGACGGAAACAAAGTTGCAGACCTCGTGCCCGTCAGCCAGGTGGAACTCAAAGTGCTTCCTGTGCCATGCCAGTATGACCATTCAGCCACGTCATAGTACATGTACGGGAAATAATAAAGGAAGCAATAGTGGCCCATCGTGTTGTTCCGGCACAGGGGATCATATGTGTATGTCAATCCTCCGCCGGTCTCAGGGGTCCACCATGCCATCGTTTTATTGGAGTAGAAATCAGAGGTGGAGTACCCTGACCAAACGAGTGAATCGAATGACATCATTCCAAAACGAATCTTGGATCCGTAGGTGTCAAGCAATCCATCGGCCGCCTGGTTCCACCCAATGTTAGCCTTGTTGCATACATCTCGGGAGGACCAAGTCGATGCATTGAAGCATCTGGCGAATTTCAATGAGGTCTTCGCACCACAGTAGGTGATTGCCGATGAGTTGTCTTTATCGGATGCCTCATAAGGCCAGCCAAAGGGTTGTGCCTTTAGTGAATTGATGATGTCAACATCAAGGTTTAACGTAGGAACACAATTCTGTCCACCCGGTTGATGCCTCTCTGAATTTGACATGAGTGGAACAGCTGGTCCTCCAAGGCTCAGAGGATCGATCCCTGACCAACAGTCTAGGTCATCCACCGTTCCTGTAAGGACTTCGCCTAGAATCGTGTACCTTGCCTTCTTCGGATTCAACTCATCCTTGCAATCCGCGTTTCCACCATCTAGAGACCATGTCATAGACCCGCTCGTGTCGACTAGCAACAACACATTTGGAATCTTTACCTTGGAATCAAGCGGCGGAGTAAACTGAGCTTGGCTGGGCGATACAGGTCCAATGATCGCCGCCAGCATCGCCGAAAAAACGATTATGAATTTTCGTAACATACCTCAATATTATAACGTGTCAACGAAAGATTACATATTTATCTTTGCATCGGGCGTTTACATCACGTTCGATTGGGAGATTCTTTATGGCCATTAAATGGAAAAAAACAACAAATTATACAGCCGGTCAACAGATTAAGTTAGTTGACTTGGGCCTGGGAGGAAGAATGGGAGCAGGCACAGCACCACTCGAGGGTGGCGGTGGTGGCGGTGGCGGTGGCGGTGGAGCATTAAATCCACTTGCTGCAGGAGACACCAGACCTGCCACACTGCTAGACGTTGCCAGCTCTCTTGGAAGTGCAGTATATTCATCAGAAAATATTACAGCAGCAGTCGACTCAGCATCGAGAGGCGGCGGATACTATAGCGTCTATTATGTATTCGAATTGAACCCAGGAGATGAGGGTGATTACACATTTGAGATAACAGCAAGCTCACTTGACACCTACATGTACCTCCACTCAACAGCTGATTCTACAGCCTACAGCTACCTCAACCTCATCGACGAAGATGACGATGATGGGGCAGGTTCACTATCTAGAATAGTTTGGACCTATGATGGGTTGGCACCATTTACGGGTGCAATCGAAGTCACAACTTACAGCTCAGGTTACACAGGATCATTTACACTAACAGTCACCGGTGTCGCAGCAGGTGGTGGAGGTGGTGGTGGCGGAGGTGGATCACCACTGACTTACGGTGGTAGCACAGTGGAAGCCGGTTGGTCAGTCTCATACTACAAAGGTACCTCTACTACACTTGACACAACAGACCCAGACACAACCTACTCTATCTCCAGCGGAGGAAGCGTTGTAGCGAGCGGAAATATGCCTATCGATATCGACACACTTGGGTTGGCAGTCGGACCAAGTGGTTCACCGATAAGCTACACAGTTGTTGCTTCAGGCCTGACATTCACGATGGACGGCATTGGTTCCACAAGAATTTCCAATTATGATGGGAATTCAGGCACATCGGTCGTTGCTGAAGGAATGTACATATATTTCAACCGTTCTGCAGATCCAGCAACACTTTCAACTGACTTCGTAGATACCTCATACACACTCGTAAGTGGTTCAACGACATTGTCAGGATCGATGCCAGTCGATCTCAACTCTCTAAACCTAACCCCAAGCTACTACACTGACCCAACTGGTCCTTCACCTTCGTATGTGATAAGCACGTATGCAGGAACGGCATCGGGCGCTTCGTTCACGCTGCAAGTGAATGGAAATGTAAAGCTTGGATTTAGCTCAATATCCTCAGGATATTCAGAGAACTACACGGCTGGAAGCTCAGTGGTTCTATCTTCAACTTATCCAACAGCACAAGCAACCTATAGCCTCTATGCTAAGGGAGCTGGCGGTACAGACTTCGGAGGGGCTTTGCTAGAGTCAGGTAACTTGCCTGTCAACCTAAACACCCTCGAATCTCTGGCACCTGGATTTGGTTACACAATCATCCTTGGTTCTGGCGAATGGTTCCCACTCGTAGTTTCATGATGACAAACTAAACGAACAATACTCATAGCTTGAGTAGGTCGGCCTGGGAGAAATCCTGGGCCGATTTTTATTTAAAATGGCAAACTTCAATTGCATTCACAAATTGAAGAAATAAAAAAGGAACCTTTAGAGGATTAGTCTAAAGGTTCCTTATATTTGTCCGCCCCTACGGACTTGAACCGTAACACTTTGCGTTATGCAGTTCCACTGCGATTTTCATCGCCAACCTACGTTGTTTGTGGTCTGGACTATCCCTTCCCTCTCGGGCTTGACGTCTAGTCTCTACACCTTCCTGTTTTACCAGGCTTGGCTCGGGATTGGCATATGAGTTTCCTCACTTAGCGTTCCCCGAATTTGTCAAGTTATACCGGAGTGTTTCATCCGGCAGCCCTGATTCATAATACGTGCATTTTACTGTTTAGTATTATGAACCTTTAAGCGCACTGCTCTGACCTATTGAGCTAGAGGCGGAAACATTCGATCTACAAACTCAACTTTTTGTTTTCGTTTCCTCCGTTGTTTGATGATCTTATAGTAACCTGTGGTCAGCGGGTTTTACACGTCTCCGCGCAATTATTTTTCTGTTGAGATCAGCCGACGCCTGGGTGTCCGTTGGAGCCCGTGAGGATCAAGAAGTTTTTGGCAGGGATCGTCGTGAGACCGCAGAAGATCTGGTAGTCCACCGATGAGCCGTTGGATCCTGAGATGAAGAGGAGGGTTGTTCTTACCTCTTGGTCGACGGACACACCTTGGTCGAGTGTGACGTAGTTTCCTGATCGAAGGCCGTTCTCAGTGAACGATAGAGCGAGTTTGTCGCCCGCGTTTGATCCTCTGTTGACGACGTTGATGAACTTCGTGACGAAGGGGAACTCGTACTTGTGGATTGTTCCGACTGATATGATGGATGAAGTGAGGTATGGTAGGGCGGAGATTTGGTAGGCCGGTGAAAAGTATTCTCCGTTTTGTGGCCAATTTAGCGACATAATTTAAGATCCCTTTGTTAATTATACGTCAGGGATGTCAACATGGCAGGATTTACTACAATAGGTAAAAAAGAACAAGGTAGGGGTGAAGTAGGAACAGCTGGGGGAAGCGTTGGGCCTTTTGGGACCTCGTTGGTTTCAAATATGAACCCTTCCGGACAGGCGACCTTCGTTCATGGAATCAACAACATCCTGTGGGTGACTGGATCTACGGGTGTAGGTTCGGATATCCTGTATTCATCTGATTCCATCATGACGTGTTCTTCCGGTACTTCGATGTCTGGTTCTGCTCATGTGCAGCTTTCGAGGGGATTGAAGTATAGAGCCGGACAAGGCGGCATCTGTAGAATGACAGCGATATTTGGGCCTGGTGCTGACGACACGAAGCAGCTCGTTGGCATAGGAAATCGTGAATCAGGATTCTACTTCGCGATGAGTGGATCGACGTTTGGGATACTTCACCGCGAGACGTCAAGGTGTGAGATTAGATCTTTCACGATAACATCTCCTCCTGCGGGAGCAGCCACTCTGGTCGTCACCCTCGGCGGGGCATCCAAATCAATATCTATCGATGGTGGTGCATCGACAAACCAGACCTCCTACCAGATTTCACAAAACTTCTACGAAGATTTGAGCTGCGGATGGTACGCAGAATCGATAGATGGAATCGTGTATTTTACCGCCAAAGTTCCTGGGCCCATGGCAGGTACTTTTTCGATTACCAATGGCGGAGTTTCAATCGCCACGGAAGCCACGGTTCAGGCTGGTGTGTTGCCGACAGATAGTTTTGTACCGCAGACCCAATGGAACCTCGACACGATGGATGGAAACGGCCCTTCAAGGTTCACGTTGGACACAACCAAAGGAAATGTTTATAGCATTGGCTATCAATTCCTGGGATTTGGGAATCCAACATTTTCCATAGAGGACCCTGAAACAGGATTTCTTGCAGATTGTCACCAGATTAGGACGGCAAACGCAAGAACATCCACGATCGTTCGTGATCCAATGATGACTGCAAGATGGAATGTAATCAACAGCGGATCATTAGCATCAAGCGTCACACTAAAAGGTGCGTCGGCGGGCGTGTTCACCGAAGGAATGGTTACCAGGAATATCGGAATTTCCTTCTCATCATCAGCCAACAAGGCAAACGTGTCGACTATCGTACCAGTTTTGTCTCTGAGGGCCAACAGGATTTATAAGAATGAAAATTGTTTTGGTTCTCTCGATGTATTCAATATTTCTGTGGCCAACGATTCAGGAAGTTCTTCATCAGGAAAGTTACTAAAGATATATTTCTACAAAAATGCCTCTCTAGGAGGTCCTGTGAACTTTCAACATGTTGATTCGAACAAATCAATGGCGGCGGTCGATACGGCAGCCACATCGATAACGGTCAATGGTGCGCAATTGATCAAGACAATCATCATTGCGGCCAATGGTTCGGAAATCCTAAAAGTCGAAGACGAGAACTTCTTTTTAAACGCTGGTGAGATTCTTACGATTGCTGCAGAACGTGTGAGCAACACGATCGATAACGCATCCGTATCAATATCATGGTTCGAGGACCAGTGATCAGGGTTTCACACGACCGTGATCATCTTCCACTCTTACCACGTCCGCGAGCTCAGAAGTTGAGACCTCGATGATCTCACAGTCAGTCACTGCCGCCATTCTGTGCAAGAGTCCTGGTTGGATGTGAAATGAATCGCCTTCATTCATCTCTATCTCTTGGAGACCAGTCTTGGAATTTCCGAACTCTAACTTCATCGTGCCTTTCTTCACCATGATCGTTTCGTCCTTCACCTTGTGATATTGAAGTGACAGACGTTTACCTGCCATTATGTTCAATATCTTACCAAGATATTTAGGATTCTCTGCCCAAATCAACTCATATCCCCAAGGCTTGCTTACTTTTCTCATTGTATTGCAGCCTAAATATCAACCACTTACGTAAATGTTTCTTTTTAAATTTTGAAGTGAACCACCTTGTCGAGCGATAGACCATCAGTTATGATGGCGAGGTTCTTGTCCCCAAGTATTCTCTCCCTCACCTCGAGGCAAGGAGGGATAAATTCCTTGACAAACTTGAATCGTGATGGCCTCTCCTTGATGCTGTCATCAACCTTACCAATGTCATTAACCGTCATGATGAAGACCACCTGTTGATAATCGTTGTGTACCCCATCGAGGGAATTGATTATAGAATCAAAGGTAAACTTCACCTGATCGTTAGGCATGGTACACTTCCGTCCATCGAACAGGTTGTCGAAGTCCTCAAGGAGGACAATTGATCGCTGAGGAACATTAGCGAACATGAGGCTGATGTCCAGGTTGCTGTAGTCCGGAAGGAAATAGACCACGTTGATCGGTAGGGAATATTTCTTGGAGAGGTACCGGACGAAACGAGTCTTTCCATTTCCTGGAGATCCATAGAGAAGTGCGCCGGTTTTATTTAGTTCACCCGCAACAACTCTCCTAACATCCTCTTCAATATCCTCATAGCTTCCTGGGTTGAGGTACAACTCACCTTCTCCACCTGGTTCTAGTTCACCAAGCCTATCTGCTCCGTGTGGTGTGAGGGCAGAAACCTGTATCGATTCACCGGTGTTGACTTGGGCCAATAACCTATCGACCCCTGAACGATTCCACCTGAAGAAAGAAAGGGTTGATACCGATTCTTTTGACTTCCACCCGGCAGTCATCAACCTCTCGTTTCGGTGGAAGTATAGAGGAATTTTGTCCAGCAATAGAAACCCTTCCCACAACTCAGGGAATCGAGGTGGTGTTACATGTTCACCACCAAATACCCATGAAGGAGGTTTTTCCTTACGAATTCGGGATAGAAGAAGCTTTGACACGCCGTCCTCGAGACGATATGAGGAAGTAAGGAGGTACTTGAATGCAGCCCAAACTGAAAGAAGCGTAGAGCCTATCAGGCCAATCAGAGGTAAAATTCCGCTCATCGTAAAAACATTACAATAGGAGACAAACGATTTACAATGAAACAGAGATACTTAGGAGATGTATGACATTTAAAATTAATGGTTCATCAGTTGGAGGGTTACGTCTAAAAAACACAGGGGGTATACCCATCGCAGCGAAAGACCCAACTGGTATGTCGGATCTCGTGGCCTGGTATAAAGCTGATTCATTGGGACTCAGTAACGGCGCGACTGTCACCTCATGGCCCGATGACTCTCCAAACAACAATGATTTGAACAGCTACGAGAGTGCTCCGACATACAACTCATCAGACGCCATTCTCGGAGGTATGCCATCTGTCACTTATGACGGCAATGATTCGAACTATAGATCGAACCCCACGGGACTTCCTGTAGGGTCTTCTGCGTGTACTACATATGTCGTTGGGTATTGGAGTGGTGCATCATCAACGGCTGACATGTTCACGTGGGGATCTAATGCATATACAGGTGCCAGAATGGGTGCAGGATACTACAGCGGCATGATCTTTGAGAACGGAGGAATTGGTACGCTAGCACGCTCAGTCTCTGCGAATCAGCCTTTTATATTCTCATATCCATATGTCGCGGGAGCTAACGTAACGGAGGCTGTGTCGTATCTTGACGGAGTCAGTGCCGCCGGGTCGAATATGGGACAGTCTGGTGTTCCAAGTATCAGTAATCCCGTCGCGGAAATTGTCATTGGTCGTCCTGCAACGGCGCCGACAGAACGGTGGACAGGGGCCGTGGCTGAAGTGCTTGTCTTCAATACCACCCACGATGAAGTCACCCGTGGAAGGATCGAGAGATACCTTGCTAACAAGTATGGAATATCGATAACGCCTGTAAAAACACCAGGCAAATTAACTAATAGAATCGGCATGTCAGCTCCTTCCATTGTGACCTCAGGCCTTGTTATGCGGCTCGATGCAGGTAATGCATCGTCTTATCCTGGTTCAGGCACAACGTGGACCGACCTAAGTGGTCAAGGTAACAATGCTACGCTCACTAATGGTCCGACATACGACTCTGGCAACGGTGGCAGCATTATTTTTGATGGTAGTAACGACTATGCTCCAACAACGGCCAACGGTTTTTCATTCGGATCATCGCCTGGTACGATTTCATGTTGGGCAAAAACAGCAACAATCTTGGGAAGCTGGAGTTGGGTCTTTGCATACGGCACACCGAGTCTTGGAGCTTCTAGATTCCTTGGTATTAATGGTTCGGATTATTATGTCGGGGGTTATGGCGCGGATATAACGGCATCAGGTGTGCCTTTAAATACATGGTTTAACATGGTTGGAGTTTATGATGGAACCAACGCATCCATGTATATCAATGGCACATTGGTTTCAGGTCCAACACCTCAGTCTTGGAATACTGTAAGTAGCGTTTCAGTAGTTGGAAGACAAACCAATAACAGCGAGTATTGGAACGGAAATATTGCGCAGGTCCTTGTGTACGATCGAGACTTAACGGCAGGCGAGATTTTGCAAAACTTCAATGTTGATAAATCTCGTTTCGGCCTCTAATCAACCAAATCCACCCGATAATGTGACAACCCCCTTGGATCCACCCATTCCATTCCCCTATCGGTCGCAAACTTCCACTTTGACCTACCTCCATCAACATCAACACCCAGGTAAATCCCAACAAAACCATTAAATGAAGGAAAATGGGTAAACCTAACTAGATCACCCTTCCTCACCTTTTCATCCAACCCCTCAGGTGGATTTCCTCCATTATCGCTACTATTCCACACATTCTTCATCTATTCAATATCCTATAATCCGACCACGCAGCGGAATGTATCTCCCTCTTCAACCCATCAAAATCCAGGATCGAATATGTATCAACTTCCGGATAAAATGTATTAGGTTTCACCCCTAAAACCAAACCGGTAACACTGGCTCCATACTCCTTCTCATACCAATTCACCAGATCACCAACGATTATTCTATCGGGTTTATTATCCACCATTTCTCCATCGAATAATTGGGGTTAAACCAAAATGGCCTATAACCCTGATAATCATAAATCATGGCATGGTATTTGTTTCTATCCACCCATCCCATAAAAATCAATATATTTCTTCCATCAAAATCCTCACGCAACACCAAATCACCGGTGATCATATCCAATGGCCATATTCCTGAGGTACTCCTCCTCCTCACAAAAGTATCCCCGGGGTTACCTTTCCTACACCAAAGTAAAACCTCATTTTACTTTTCATCATCCACAATTTTCAGGTAACATAGGTAAACCCAACCTGAAACACCACCACACAACACCTTACAACCATTTCCACCTTGAACCTCAAGTGATTCCAGTATCACACCAACCTCACCCAACTTCCAACTTCCCACCGGTACCGGTATTCCGGTATCCTTGGAACCCCAAAATGGGTAAACATGTAAACCCCTATCGGTACATCCCTTAGGATCTGGAGTAACCAAATCACCTACCTTCATAACACCACACTCTCCTCACGGTACCCAAATCACAATCCTTTATCTCACCCGAATTCCACACCACTCGGTAACTCCAAGGAAATTCACCCCTAACCTCCAACACCATACCGATCGTTGGAATTCCATAGGAATGAATCACCAAATCACCGGGGGATATTGATCTCATTTACCATCTCCAATTCATCCTCCTTGAACAGGAAATAATCTTTGGAAATTCCATTGGATAACAATAGTTTTATTTTTGAAACCTTTCCAAAGGCCCCATTGTTATCATCAAACTTTTCATATTCAAGTAGGATACCGAGAACAGGTTTGGATGGGTGTTGAATATAGGTTCTGGTCAATTTCACCAGAGAACCTAACTCAAATTCTCTCGCACTCATGATCCCATCTCCAGGTAATTCCTTCAGGAACCACCAATTTTATCCTTTCGGAGTGAATAACACCACCACTAGGAACCACCTCGATAACAACACCGAGTTGTGGGGGTTTCCTGGTGTACCAGTGATTAACCACCTTCACCTGATCTCCAGGTAAAAATCCTCGGTGTTTATCACTCATCCAATTCCTCCGGATCCACCACCTGAAGGATTGAATCAGTTACTTCACAAATTCTTCCTTCACCTAACCAACTTGGTACAGGTTTTTCCCATAGGATCTTTACCGAATTCATCTTCTCCCCACGGTGTGAATCTCTGTAAACACCCTTCATTGGTTGGATATCCAGTACAATACCAAGGAATACATGTTCACCAAACATATGAGTTCTAACAAGATCACCAACCTTCACCGGATCATCTCTCCAATTCCATTAGAATGAAGGTGATGAAGTTTTCCATTGGATCTCAATATCGTGTAACGGTAAGGATTTCCAGTATCCATGGTGAGAAAGAATTTTTCTTTTCCAATCACCAAACATATCTCATTGATATCGGATCCCCATTCCATCCACCTACAGTGGTATAGTTCACCAATTTGAATATTTCTCATGGTTCTGTGGTGATCCTCTGGTAGTTCTTCTCCAATAATTCCACACTTTCCAGATGTTTTACACCATCACCCCAAATAACCTTAACCGCCTTGAGTTCCTGGTGAATTTCTATCACCAAGCCCTTGGAATACCGCCCGGTGTGGAAATGATGTTCCGGATTTATGAGCAATAGATCTCCAATTCTCACCACTCCCTCATATCCACTTCAACAAAGTATTCATATAGTTGATCCTCTAGTATCTCCCCCTCACACAGGATATCATATAGAATCCTGGATCCACGGTAACCATCTCCGGTTCCACCGGTTGGTTTCCTTACCCGGATAACCACACCAATTTCACCATAGTGAGGATGAGGTGGAGGAAGATCCATTCGTACCAATTTACCAATGAAACTCATCTTTCAACCACCTTGAGATGTTCCACCCTAAATTTTCTTATTTCGGTGGTTCCAAATTCCAACACATCAACCTCATTGAATACCACCCCGTTGTGTGGAGATTCCCACTGGAAAAACCTGAGGGCAAGGTATAATTTTCCACGGTGAACATATCGTGGTTCATCCGGAAAACGAAGAAGATCACCAACACGAATCATAGTTTTACCATAACTTATGGTACCTTAAATTTACACAAAACCATACAAAATCCATGGTTTTTGTTATCTTTTCCAATATTTATGGTTATGGAAACTGAGAAGAAATTCTTCGTGTATGCGGATTTTAGAGAAGATGATGGAAGGCCTTTTTACGTTGGGAAAGGTAGTGAAAATCGTGCAAAAGATCTGGATCGAAATCAACTTCATGCCAACATCAAAAATAAGCATGGGATGGTTAGGAAAATCGTGTTTGAAACTTATAGTGAACAAGAAGCATTCGTTAAAGAAATTGAACTCATTCAGGAATTAAAAACTCATGTTGATTTTGGTGAAGGTGGAGCTAATTTTACCCTTGGGGGAGAAGGAGTTTCAGGATATAAATACTCGGAAGAACAAAAAGAAGAGAGAAGTAAACTATCCAAAAAGATGTGGGAAGATCCTGAGTATAGAGAAAATGTGATTGAATCAATAAAAATGGCTCACAATGATCCTGAAGTTAAAAAGAGAAGAAGTAAGAATAGTAAAAAAATGTGGGAAGATCCTGAACATAAAAAACTCATGAGCGAATCATTGAAGAAATTGTGGGAGGATCCTGAGTACAAAGAAAAGATGAGTGAAATAAGTAAAAAGATGTGGGAAGATCCTAAATTTCAGGAGAAAAGAAGAGAATCACACAGAAAAGTTTATGAAAAACCTGAAATTAAAGAAAAATTAAGTAAAAATAGTAAAAAGATGTGGGAAGATCCTAATCACAGAGAAAAGATGAGTGAATCATTGAAGAAATTGTGGGAGGATCCTGAGCACAAAGAAAAGGTTAGTGATGCAATTAAACAACATCATAGTGATCCTGAGTTTCGAAAGAAACAAGGAGAAAAAATGAGAGAAGTTCTTAGTGATCCAGAGATCAGGGAAAAGATAAGTAAAATCACAAAGGAAAAGCTTAGTGATCCTGAGATTAGAAAGAAGATAAGTGAAAATGTGAAGTTGGGAATCTCTAAACTCACACCTGAACAAAGAAGTGAGAGAATTAGAAAAGGGTGGGAAACACGAAGGTTAAAAAAACTTCAACAAGAAAGTTGAATCACAACATCCCTAAATCCACCCTAACCAACTTTCCAATGAAACTCATATCGGAACTTCCTCTACTTTTTCTCTGCGGAGCCACCCAATTTTTCCATCTGGAAGTAGAACCTTGAGGTATGGAATATCCCAGCAGGAAAATCCGGAATCAATGGTGATTCCAATATCACCGAAGTGCATGGTGGAGATGTAGGGCCCAAGGTTGGGTTCGATGAATTCATACGTGTGTAATGAACCAAATTGAGGGGTAATTAGATCTCCTGGGCCCATGGTATCAACTCAATTGTATAATTAACCCCATGAAGATTTCACTTGGTGATTTGAGAAGATTGATTAGGGAAAACCTGGAGGAAGAGGATTGGATTCCTGAGAAGGTTTGGTTTTATTCCACCTTAAAACATCTTGCGGATGAGGGTGGAGGTTTTCTTCGTGTAACCCATGAATCACCATTGAGTAATAAGGAATCGATTGATAGGGATGGATTAAAACTTCAATCGGAATCACATGGAATTTATTTTACCGTGGGTTGGTATGATGATCCGAGGTGGGTAACCAATGAAGGGGTGATGGTTAGGGTTGAAATTCCAAAGAAATATTTGAATCCCCAGTATGTGGTTCCTGATGATAGGTTTGGAAGTGGTGATGATGGTTACTATGAGTTTATGAATGAATTTCCTGATGGTGTGGATGGAGAAATAGGAACATCATTACCTTCGATTCCTAGGAGTTGGATAAAGGAAATAATAGAGGTTTAACATACCTTTTCACAACCCATAATCCAGGATAAACGATAGTGTTCCACCTTCCCGAGCCTGGGGGTGAAAACATCAACGAGATCCCGATTGTGATCCACCCGAAGTACCAGTTGTAACTCTGCTTCCAGAAAATCTGTTGTGATCATAAGATCTCCAACCTGAACCTCGGAGGGTTTCATTTTCATAGTAGTACATGGATTCTTTCCACTCCAATTACCTGTAAACCATTGGAGGTTATGATTTCACAGGTTGGAAATGATGGTGTGTATCGAGGATCTCGTAGTTGAATATCCTTGATGTAGATCCCATAGGATTGTGGTGAATCCCTGGGATGATAATGATCGATTAGAACCAGATCACCTTTTTTCATAGTGGAATCTCATAGGTGCTTCGAAATGAACCGAATCCCCACTTCACAACCGCACCACTTCCCAATAGTAACTCAACCATCTCCCAATTTACACGGAGAACAATTCCGATTTCTGGGGTGAGATGGTGGAGAACCAGTACCCCTGGAATCACATCATTTACACTTGGGATCCGGGTTTTGTGCACTGATAACCTCGAAGTTTTTGATAACGAAGTTGTGATCCCATCCATCGGTTACCCCATTCCTCCAGGTGATGTATACCACGTTGAAATTGGAGCTTTTATCGGTTAAACCTGTTACCAATCCTGGATGATCCTTGTGGGATGTGGAGGAGTTGAGTGGAACCAGTAGATCACCAATTTTCACTGATCACCTCCAGTTTATCCCCGTGAAAAATTCCGAGCCCGATTACGTTACCTTCGGTGGTGAGTATCTCAAGATCGTAGATGTTATCGTACATGTTGGGTTCAACAGGTTCGTAGGAGAGTAGTATTCCAACGGTGGTTTTGGTTTCCATGCGAATCCCAACGATGTGGGTGATGCTCACCAGATCACCGCGTTTCACGGTTGAATTTCCGTGATGTGATCGGTGTTAATGTAACCTGCCCGATTGTGGGTGGGAGAGAAAACGAGTGTGTAGTGGGTGAAAGTCCTGAGGGTTTTTCCTAAGGAAATGAGGATTTCCTGGGGATGGATTCGATGTTCTCCATTCCATAGGTTATCCACACCATCATTGTGGAATGAGGTGGAGAGAAGGGATCCGTGGAGTTTGAGAAGGGTTCCTCCTGGAAATTCAGGGTGTTTCATTTGAGATCCGAGAGGTAAGTGAGAGCCGCGTAACCGGTTTTACCTTGGGAAGATGAGAAAACATGGGCGAATAGAACGAAACGAACCATTTCCGATCCGAGGTAAATGAGGATATCGTTGGGATATAGTTTGGATTTTCCATCCCATTGGATATCATCCCATTGGATATCATCCTTGAGTTCGCGGTAGAACCTGAGTTCGGGTACCACGTGGTGGTTTACCTTGAGAAGTGAACCGGGTTTAAGGGTGGATGAATTCATAGTAGGGTGATACCTTTCGAATATCCTCGGTTGATTGGTGCCCATCGGACCAGAGGATTTTTAGGTATACCTCGGGGATTCCATTCCAATGGGTGAATCGTGGATCCTCTCGTACATCCAGTACGATTCCAGAAGAATATCTGGATCCTGGTGGAACATGGGTTCCGGGTTTTACCAGGATGAGATCACCGGAGTGGTATTCCATGGGTATATTGTATCACCTGTGGGTGGAGGTTTTCACAGGGTGTGGATATCCACAACTTCCACAAGTTCACTTTTGATCCACCCCACGGAACCACCGTGGAACAGAACCTTGAGTTGTTCACCTTGGATTTCCAGAATGATTCCAAGTGATCCACCTGGAACCTTGAAGATGAAGGAACGAGGAACCACGGATTCACCTACCCAACGGAATTTATCGGGCATATCGTAAACCCGGTGGAGATCGTTGTGGTGATTTTTTACCGAGAGAACTCGTACCGAATCACCGGGGATCACATTATCACCCAAACCTTATCCACCTTCTCTATCGCAACCCACCCAACCGCACCATTGGGGGTGAGAACCTTTATTTCAGTGAGGTTGTGTTCATAGTATTTTCTCTTGTAAATTTCCAACACAATCACCGGTTGTTTTTCCTCCAGAAGATCAACAACACTGGAAGGAGAATGATCTCCAGGGGTATCCCAAACATTGGTACCTATATTGGAAAACATCAAATCTCCTGGGCGAATTTTCATTCCTCCCACCCCTGAACCACCTCTATCCTACCTTCTCCACCAATCCTCAAAATAAACTCATCTATTCCTCCCCCACACAGGATCACCTTATGGAACATATGTTTATCACTCCACTTGGTTCCTCTGGAACTGAGGTATATCCCAAGGAATTCATTCCTCAAGGAATTATGTTCATCACAATACCAAATGAGATCCCCGGTTTTCATCACACAACTTCAAGTTTAAATATCAATCCATTTGGTATCTCTTGAACAACACCATCCACCAAAAACCTCATCTTCAATCTTCTCATTGGATAACCCTTCTTGGTTGTTCCAACAAAAACACCAAAATTAACACCACCATACACCGGAACATATTTCACAAGATCTCCCGGTTCCAAATCAATACTCTTACCGGTACCAAAATCCATCTTCATTTGGTTGGAACCACCTCTAGATTATTCTCTGAAAACAATTCGGTATTTCCATCAGGTAAAATTACCGTAAAAAACCTGGTTTCCCATGCATGAGGTTCCTCACGTAGAATAATTCCAATCGTTTTTCTACGATACAAGGTTCTACTCACCACCACACAATCCCCGGTTTTCATTCCATCTCAAAAATATTCATTGAAACCCAACCAACGGTACCTTGAGGGGTTAAAACCTTCAATCTTTTATCCACCACCTGAAGTACCAAAAGTGAATCTCCTCTATGAATTCCTTCAGGAATGAAACCATGAAGTTCACTCCAAACCTCCTGGGATTCCCATGGAAAATTTGCGGTGAACATATCACCAATCCTATATTTGGTTTTCTTTGAATAACTATTTTTCATGGTTACCTACCAATTCAAGTTGAGTTCTTTCAAACCAAATAAAATAGGAATGAATTAGAACCTGAATGAATTCTTTTTTCACACCTAAAACCACACCACAACCTGGTTCAACCCAAATGGAACCATGATAACCATAAACCCCAGGGTAGGTTTTATAACCTCTAACCAATTCCTCTTCACTTCCCCAAAGTTTTCTTTGGTATCCATTTACCAACACCAGGTTTCCAACAGAAATTTTCATATCACTGTGGAGAATCCATTAGATCATGTTTTTGATATGCATAACGATTTCCTGTTTGTGGATCAAGTATGATGTAATCAACACCATCCTGAAAACTTTGAATATCCACAATGATTAGTGGAGTTCTATACAAGGTTCTGGAACCCCTCACAAACACCAAATCTTTTACCTGGAAACTCATGGGTTTAGAACTTCTACGAAATCATCCCAATATAGATTTACCAACCGTGGTACACCATCCACCAACAACCTACCGGAAATCCACCTGGAATTATTATCTCTTCTCTTCTTGGCAACACCATCCACAAAGAAAACATCCAGAACCAATCCTTCCAGAATTTCACCGGATGATCCTTTCCCATC